GATATGAACGCGGTTCATAACCGCTTGGATCAGCTCGAGGAGCGCGACAAGGAGAAGGACCGCATCATCGCGGCTCAAGCAGAGCGCATCAAGGAACTGGAGTCGGGCAGCCAAGTTGTGTCCGTGCACCGCCCTCCGACGTGTGCTACGTGCGGTCTTGTTGGGCACAAGAGCAACAACTCGCACCCTCTTGTTATGCCGACTGTTCGTGCCTCAGGACCCATCGCGCCCGTGAATCCAGTCATTATGACCCCAGCGAGTATTCAGCGTTGATAACTTAACGAGTGTTTAATTTAATCTAACAAAACTAGCATTTGTAACTCTTCCGCCGCGGCGTGCAAAAGGTTTCTTAGGTCCCCTGTTGGTAACTACATTTCCAAAACTCGCCTTGAGATTTTTATACACGTTATACAAATCTTGAAGTCTACGCCGAGGTGCGTTATTTCCAGGATTTTCAATCATCTTGTAAAGTACTAGGTTGGCTACTGTCTCTGGACGCCCTTCAACTCCTCCTCCAGAAAGAATACGTAGTTTGTTGAAAGCGGCTGCATCATTTGCAGATGCATTTATACCTCTGTAGATACCTTGAATAAAATTATTAGGTGCATTCCTGAAAAGACTATTATAATTAGAAATGTTTGGATGTCCTCGAAGGTACTGGTTCTTTTTACGTGTTATATAATTAAAGTATGTTATCAGAATCTTGTAAAGTTCTTTGAGATCCCTGAAAGGTACTCTGATACCAGCCTTTTTAAACCTATTATAATTTAGACCAGATGCCGTGCTAAGATGCGCGGGAGTTGTAAACCATGCCATGAAGACAGCCGTCCTCTGTATGAACCCTAGTTGTCTTGTATAATTGTTTCTAGCATTTGCTCTCGTCTGGTCCAGTCGTACAGGAATAACCTTGTGTATTACCTGCTGATCAAAAAATGTAACAACTGTTCCAGGCTTTGGATAAATGCGCGCTTCTTTGGAACCTTTTGCAAAAGATATTCCACCAGAATTTGCCATGACGTAGGATGGTCTATGAATGTATAACCCTGTTGTTAGAAAACCTTTTTCACCTGTTGAAACATTATAGTTCGAGTTTCTGTGCCAAGGAATTTTATAAGGGTCATTGCTAGTGGTTACACCAGATAAACGCGCCTTCACGCCGTGCCGAATAGATGCAGCTATAGTTCCACTCCAAAACGTACGGATAAACTGATGCTCGCTTTCTTTCAATCCTGCCCAGTTCATGTAGACTGCACTGACTCCAACCAGAACCATGTGTGTTGCTATAGATCTCCTATTCGCGTTGTTTGTTGCCGAACTTAATAAAAAATCTATATATGGGCCTTTACATGATATCCGTTCCATTGTGTTCATCCAGTTTCGATACTGATTACTCAAATTTGAATAATTTGGCCTATTAACAAACCGCAAATCATTCGCAGATATTTGGAAGACTTGGTTACCAAGAGTAACGGTAACTGAACCCGTTGCATTAGTTTTAGGAGGATTATAAAATTTCATACTAACATTTGTATCATAATATGTTACACCTTGTTTTTGAACTGCCGCTCGGAGTGTTTCCCGGGCGGGAATCATAGGGGTCAGATATAAATCAGTCATTCCGTCTTCTATAAACTTTTTCAAAATTGATGGTATTCTTACATTTTCTTTTATGATCACATCTTTCGGGGCGTTCGCCATAAAATAACCAAATATTTTACTTCCGACCGAACATCTTCGAGTACTTCTCGTGGACCCAGCGAGAATCAGCCTTGTAAATACGCGATGCACGAGGGGCCATGCGCTTGGTCAGCGTGCTGATGGCGACGAGGCGGCGCACGACGGCATGAGGATTCGGAATAGCCTGGGCCGAGGGAGGCCCAGATGTTCTCTGCGATGTTTTTGAGGAACTTATCCATTGATAGGTTAACGCGTCTTGGGTTTAAGCAAAACGTCTCGCTCGAGCCTGTCTGCGAGCTGCGTTGTTATTTGGGGATGAAAACTTGAACACGGTTAATCTTTTTGGGGGACTCTGGTTGGCGGCTCGTGGGGACTGTCTCTGGTTGGCGGCTCGTGGGGACTGTCTCTGGTTGGCGACTCGAGGGGACTGTCTCTGGTTGGCGGCTCGTGGGGGCGAATTCATAGGGACCGCCTCTTTGATGTTACTTGCTAACCTTCTGGCAGTTGTTTCTGCACTTTCAGATTTTGTACTCTTTGAAATATCTTTAATTAATTTTAAAGCTCGGCGTATAGATCCTCCCGTCCAAAAATTGACAAATCCTACACCGGCCAACAGTGCAGCGCTTACAGCCGTGACCACAATTACTGGGATACTCCCTTTTAACCAACGTGCAGTTGTTGAGAAAATTCCAGCCGTGGAACCCAAAGTTTCTCCGGCGGCTCCTCCGACATTCGCCAATCCTCCTAAAAACGCCCCCTTTGCACGAGCGAGTCTTCCGGCTAAACTTTTACGAAATTTCTCGGCTTCTATAGCTGCTTGACGTGCTATAGCCGCCTTTTCAGCCTCGTTTTTCGCCTTTGCACGTTCCTCCACCAGGTTTCTGGCGTGTTTTTCTTGGGCTTTATTTAATGCGGCTTTTGCGTTCGCCGCAGCCTTTTCAGCTCGAAGAGCTCTTTCAGCTTCTGCGTTCGCTCTAGTTTGTAAATTTTTGAGTTGAGCTCTTGTGAGTTCCTCTTGACCGTGAGTATAAACAGAAGCTATGGCTTTTCCTGCAGTTTCTCCGATTACTATAACTTCTTTGGACTTTTGTTCTCTTTCTGCGTTACATGCAGTTTCCTGTGCACGGCGTAACCTGTTCAACTCTTGCTCACTAGTGTTTCTTCCCATCCAATTTTTAGCTCTTGATGCAGCTTTCCACTCGGCATTTGATGTTTTATATGAGCATGAAAATTTTTCGGAAGAAGTACTAGATGATATAGAAACTAACGCCGACTGCAAAGAGTTCTGAACATCTTCGGGGCGTGGAACGAATGAAGATTTATTTTGGTTATAAATTGAAACTTTAGAGTTACCACTTAGAGTGTTTTTTGTAAGAGTTGCTGGAACAGTTTGACCATTCACTATTCGAGCCGAAATCAACATTATACCTATGAACATGGATCGAGCCTTACCTGATAACCCATATGATTTAGCTATACCGCCAAGCGTAGTCGGACTCTGATGCACAAGCCAATTAGGATCCTTTGTACGAAGTATAGAATGAATATTTGAATTATTTCCTAATTTAATATTCTGAGATAACGAGCCATTGTTATTGAAATTTGTTTTGGCGTTATAAAATATATTTGCGGGTGCCTGTCTTCTTGCCGCCGCCGCCATTCGTTTTCTGTACCTAAGACTCAAAGGTGGCATTTACTATTAGTTTATTTTTTAAATCTGGAGGCGTACTTTTCATGGACCCACCTGGAATCAGCCTTGTAAATACGCGATGCACGAGGGGCCATGCGCTTGGTCAGCGTGCTGATGGCTACGAGGCGGCGCACGACGGCGTGAGGGTCCTCCTTTCCAACATTGATAGCCTTCATGAGCGCCTTGTGGCGGTTGGTCTTTGCCTCGACTGGGTGGTATCCAAAACGGGTGAGCATACCGTGCTTAAGGGGACCTATCCGAACCTTGGACTTTCCGATAGTTCCCACGTCATACGCTGGAACGCCCCGGACAGACACGGTCTTGGCTTTACGCACGTAGGAGTACCCCGGGCGAGCCGCGGACCCCTTGACTGAAATGCGCTTGGCCGTGAGCTTGCGGACATGCGCCTTCCGGAGATCTGCGTGCATTTACATTTATTGAGAAAATTGTTGACTGTACCCGCATGTGTACATGCGGAGCTTGCTCTCGCTTGACGCACCAAAGTCGAACACGTCATCTCGAATCACGAGTCTGTGGGTAGGGACTGGGTATTCGTACCTGAGCTTCATAGTTGTGTACAAGAGACTGAGCGCATATGATTTAATGTCCTTCACGTCTGAATTCCATTCTGAAAAGCTCAAACCAACCGCAAGAACATTCTTTTTACCTATAAACGCACTTGATGGGGTCGATTCAACTGTTCCTCCATCTATATAATTCATTCCATCACCTAGCTTCACGGTCGAAAAAAGAAATGGAATAGCTATAGACGCACAAATAGCGTCAAGAACACTTAGGGCGGGTGTGGTGTCCACGCTAAAGTACTTTGTCTTTTCGAGCTGGATGCAATATGCAGTTACATGCAATTTTATGGGATACAATTCATATAATTCATTAAACGTAATATCTGTTTTGTTACATTCTGTCAAACAAATGTCAGACATAATTTTACGAATTTTAATTGGAGAAATTAATCCAAATTTTTTCATTAGAATTTTTAAATTTGGTTTCATTGCATCCTTTACAGGAACTTTTAATGAACATTCAAGAGTTTTTCGAATGTCACCTTTCATGAGACAGTACAGGAATCCAACGAGAGAACCTGCTGATGCCCCTGCAATTTCCTCGAGTTCATTCAATTTTCCACTGTCTTTTAATTGTGAAATGTATCCGAGATACAGATAAAATCCCATGGCACCTGGTCCTATAGATAGATGGGTAACCATACTTAATAGTATTCTGGAAATATTCCACGTATAAAAGCGAAGACAATTGCGAATACAGTCGTGTGAACCAGAAGGGTCGTTGGTCCTCCGTGTTTAGGAATGGATAAAAGCACATCGGGAGTCAAGAGAATGAAAAGAATTGTCGTCGTGATCAAATCCATTTTAGTCACTGTGACCTTGACCACAAATTTACAAATTAAAAAATACAAAATTGAAAATAAAAAGGCATGAACGCCAACGTGCTTGTGTGTTCCAAACAGGCTGGGGTTCATAACTGCAAATAGTATGGACGGGACGAGAACCTTGGGTCCTGTCACATCAAACATTACAATGACGATCTATATTTTGTCGGACCCATGTGAAAAAGTTTATATCTATGATCCTATCGGAAATTACGGGAACACGGCACACAATGTTCCACATGTCTTCTTCTACGTGTGTAGGTGGAATTGGGTCAAAATACCTATGTGGTTCCATTACAAACTCTACAAACTTGGGATATGTTGTCCGAAGATTTAGATAATGCGAATCTGCATATTCTCGAATCTTTTCCCATGCATCCAAGAGTTGCTCCGAGTACCAGTCTTGCCAGTCTTCTGGATGGAGGGGGTCCGGCTCGTCGTTCGACTCTTCTGAATCGTACGCGAGTTCCGCCGTGTCCCATAGTTTGGTGGTGGGCGCATCAAGCCCGAATGATTCTTTTTTGAAAACCATGTTCTTATAAATTAAGAGACTCAGACCTTTAGACCAGTAACGGTAACTCCGTTAACCTCACGGGTAGGTGCTGCATCGAGGATGGCGTTAAATGCCCCCTCGACCTGTGCCTCGTTCCCGCCAAAAAACAGTCGCAGACCAGTCTTGATGACATCCTTCGTCAGTGATCCCTTCTTCTTGCTCTTTTTGAAATTTACCTTGATTTTTTCGTGAACTTTGACTGTGTCAATCTCGTTCCGAGCCATGTGTTCAGTCACTAGCTTGCGAAGCTCCTTTTCACGTTGATTCAACGTTCCAAGATCTTTGCGAGCTGCGGCGAGTTGGGCTTTTAAAGCAATCCACTCGGTCGTGGTGGTCTTAAAGTCCATTTCTATTATTTCTGGTTTAAAAAACAGGAGTGAAGCGCGTTGTTTACATGTAATCGTTATCAATCTCGAAGTTGGGCCGCATGATATCTGGGGGAATGGTGCTGAGGTTGAAGATGCTGACTGGGTCGCGAGGATTGAGAGGCTCTGAGCGCTCCTGGCGATTAGCGTTGCGCAGAACACCGCCCAGAGTCTCTGGGTAGCCAATCTGGCTCCTGGGATCTAGGTAGCTCTGGCCAGAGAGGATGAGGCTTGGGTCATACTGCCCAAAGTCATCCGTGCCTACAACTTCACGAGGGATCAGAGCAGCTGATGAAATGCCATCGGCGGCCCATGACCCACCCATGGGCTGAGAGAGGTCCACGGCGTTGGAACCTCCTGCCTGTGAAGTTGAAAATTGGGCCGGCTGCATCACATTCCCACTTGCAGCCGTATTATTGTTGTAATGATTTGTGTTAAACCCGACGACTGACGCTGATGCTGGAGCTGACATTGACCCAAAGAAAGGACTCTTTTTCGGCATCAAGAAAACTATGAACAAGATTGCCACGAGTACCAAAATTGCTAGACGCTTTTTCTCCATCTTATATTATGATCTTATAATTTTTTTGAGGCTAATCCAAATCCACATAGTCTGATGGATCCTCAACTTCGGGCTCTTCGACTGGGTCATCGGTAAAAAGGTATGAGTGTACTGGCTCCTTGGGCGCAGCCTTGGTACGGACCTGGACAATTCGCCAAATTGGACCGAATGATTTCTTCAGAAACCACAGTCCTGAAAGCTCGAGAACCACATCACATGTGGTACCAACTGCAACCGCCTGGAGCTCGACTGGGTTTTTCTGCGAATCAAATGCAACCGTGCGAGTCTGACCCTTGACGGTCACAAGTGATGCGTCAAGAATGCCATCAGACACACTCTCCTGATATGCAGCGGAAATTAGTTCATCTGAAAGATCCTTCCTGAACCATTCCATCTTTGACTCCTTGGCCTTGGCGATGATCTCAGCATCAATTCCAGTAAACAAGTCAGAGTTACTGATCTTGAATGTAACCGTCTTGGTCTCGAGAGGATCCTGAAGCACAAGACCATTCACCTGATGCCGAACTGGACCAATCTTGAGAAAGTATCGACCATTTGGTAGCTTCTGAGGCGTTCCGTACTCCATGTACCTTAATAAATATTGTATTCTTTATATTAGATGACGTCCTGTAGTGGAGAGTTTGTTTCGAAACAATGCATGTGTCTTCCCGACCCTATGGATGATTTGGGAAAAATATGTGGATACGTAAACATTCAGAACGGGCTGGTGTACCCATGCAATCCTGGGTGTTGTGCTGGACAGTGTAATAAAACAGTAGCAGGCGTCCGTTTCCGTATCGATCCGTCCCAATATTCTGATGTGTTGCCGCTGGGATTCAACGTCAATTTGCCACAATCAGATGAACCGACATCCACTTCAAGAGCGACTTCATTTCCACCTACAGTTCCAGCTCAGGTAATTCCAGTCTGGCAAGTTTTGATAACTCCAATATTTCTTTTGATCTTGATTCTCCTGATGATTTTTATGGCTTAAAGGCTACACCCTAGACTATAATAGAAATGGACCCACTTTCAATCGATGCACTGCTCAAGGAGATTAAGGCTCTGCGCAAGGACATGCGCAAGGTTCGCCAGCACCTGGAGGACCCTGCGGGTGAGAAGGCAAAGGCTCGTGCAGCCAACAACGGTTTCAACAAGCCGATGAAGCTGTCCGACAAGCTGCGGGCTTTCCTGCAGCTTGGTCCAGAGGACCTCATGTCCCGTTCTCAGGTGACCCGCAAGGTGAACGAGTACGTCGAGGCAAAGGGTCTGAAGAATGGTCAGAAGATTAGCCTGGACGACACGCTCCAGGATCTGCTGGCTGTTCCAGAGGGTATCCAGGTGACCTTTCTGAATATTCAAAAGTTCATCAACCCTCACTACATCAAGGAGCCCAAGCCTGAGAAGGCACCCAAGGAGCCAAAGGCCCCCGAGGCGCCTGCAGTACCCGCCGATGCTCCCCCAAAGGAGAAGAAGGTTCGCCCGAAGGTGGCGAAGCCTGCGGCAACGGCTTAAACAAATGGATGTCAGATAATATAAAATGGAACTTGAGTCAGCTCCAGAAATTTCTCGCGAATTTCTAAATTCTCTTGTTGGAACTAAAGTTAAAAATACAAAAACGTATCAGCGCGCTTTCACTCACAAAAGCGCTCTGAAGCGTTACTCTGCTCTCGATGGATCATATGAGACTCTGGAATTTATGGGAGATTCAGTCCTTGGTTTCATAATTACCAAGCATCTTTTTGACCTTCACGAGAAGGAACAGGAAGGGTTCTTGACCAAGGCACGCACGAAGATGGTCAGGGGAAAGACTTTGTGCGAAATCTCCAAAGTTCTCGGTCTCGATAAACTTATTCTCATGGACGAAAAGGGCGAGCGAAACGGGTGGAACACAAATGAACACATTATGGAAGATGTATTCGAGGCCCTTATAGGAGCAATTTATATTGATTTAGGAATGGTTCATGCAAAAAATTTCGTTTTAGAAAGTTTCAAAAAAGTAACCACAAGTTTGGTAGACGACAATTACAAGGATCAGCTGATGCGGTGGTGTCAGGCGCTCAAGTACCCGCTTCCAGAGTACCTCTTGACCAATACAATCAACGGCACGTTTTGCATAACTGTTGTGGTAAACAACCAGTCCGAAGCTGTTGGGTACGCAACAACAAAGAAGCAAGCAGAACAAAATGCGGCTGAAATTGTACTTAAGACGGACTCTCGTTTCAAAGGAAAGAATGTCCCAGCTCCTGGAACGAGTAAAGCAACTCAAGGAGGCGACATACGCCGACCAGAGAACGGAGGAATGGCTCAAACTTCGTGAAAATATGATAACTGCAAGTGATGTCGCGTCTGCCATCGGTGACAATCACTACGAGAGTCCCGACGCATTTGTTCGTAAAAAGGTTCTGAAAACGCAATGGGCCGGAAACGCCGCAACTGCACACGGTACGCTTCTCGAGCCTCTTGTGCGCGACCTTTATGATCAGAGGTTCGGGAAACACACAACGGAAATAGGTCTTGTACAGCATCCAAAGTATCCTTTTATCGGGGGATCGGCAGACGGTATCACCGACGACGGGATACTTCTTGAGATTAAATGCCCACTTACTCGAAAAATTGAAAACAAGGTTCCAAAGTATTACATGCCTCAAATTCAGCTTCTTTTGGAGATTTTAGATTTTGAAGATTGCGATTTTGTTCAGTACCGACCGGCAGAGGGTGAGTCGCCGGAGATCTTCATGGTCACACGGGTAAAACGCGACCGTGAATGGTTTGCTAAAAATCTTCCCAAAATGCAAGCCATCTGGGAAAAGGTCCTGAAAGGTCGCGAACACGGTCTTTGTGAAATTCAAGATGACGAACCCTACATTAAGATAAATATCGCATGTGAAGTAAGAGACGATGGGCGCCTGTCCCCACAAAATGAAGATTCTCAAGTGCAATGAATGCCTTGCCATGTGTTGCGCAAGGTGTATCCAACTTGAGAGTCACTCGTGTCCTCGTTTGGCAGCACGGATCATAGAAGAAAAACAAAATTTGGAAAAGAAACTCATCAAGGTGGTTGCGAGTAAGGTGGTGCCTATCTGAAAACATACACGGCAAGAGCAATGAGCAAAAGAATTATCAGAATGTCACTGTCTTTATTCAAGTGTCCAGACCACAATTGATTAATAATTGAGCACTTCTTCTGGGGCATTTCACAAGGTTTCTTTATTTCAGGAGGAACTGGCATCGTCTCGAGTCCTGGACGATACCAGGTCGAAACAAAGGTTTCAGGGTACTCAAACTTGCGAGCTGGATACCCTAGAAAAGGCGCTGGACTCGGAGCTGCTTCGTTGAGAAAGCCTGGTCCCGAACGATTGATGTGGTCTGGAGTAAAGTGTGTCAGGTCATCATTCGGGTCATTCTTTGCCATGGGACTCTCGTCAATCTGCACAACATATGACCCATCAAGTCCATCATAAAATCCACCGTTTGTAGGGGTACCAAATGTATTTGTCGCGGTAAATGGATTGATATGATTTATGTGAGCGCAGTCACTTATCATAGCGGCAGTGGCCATTAATAAACTCGTACATTTTTTTCCACTGGGTAATTTTTGCTCTGAACTTTATTTCTGTGAAGTTCCCACATCTGATCAAGATCGATGTTGAGCATATGAGCCAGTTGAAAAAGATAACTGAAAACGTCACCCATTTCCATAACAACATCTATTCCGCGATCTTTTTTAAGATTCGTCTTGCGGTACAGGTGCTGATTTTGACGGATGGCGCTTGCAAGCTCCCCGTTTTCCTCGGTGTACAACATCCACACGGTACTTATTGGAGCTTTGTCCCAACCTTTTCGTTTACATAATTCTGCAGTTTCGTCACGGTACTTATTCATCTTACGGTGAACACGAGTGAGATCCTTAAGTTATCCTCGCAAGTTGTTTCTTGAACCTAATAACAAGAAAAAGCGCAGTCGCCAAAAACACAATGTCAATTAATTGAACCCAATTTTTTGTAACCTTTTCATCATTCGTCTTGGACATTATGATTGGTTCAAATATCACTACTCCTACCAAACGAATTACCCTTTCAAGAATGAAGAAAATTATAAAGCCCACAAGAATGTCATCCAGAGGTCTCATTGATAATTTACAATATTTATTTTTTCAAAATTAAATATATACTTACAAGACATACAAGACACGCTACACCTCCTATAGAATTAGAACATGTGTTTTGTTTTATCATAGGGTTTGTTCCACAGAAGTTATTTTGGGCAAACCCTAAAACGCACATGGCTATACAGCAAACAAAAACTACAGTCAAGTTGTTCATTTATATTTACTGAGGATTAATTCCGTACTTGTTGTTAATAGGAATTTTATTTCCGTATGTGCTCGTGTTGATTGGGTTCAAAAGAGGAACGGGGTTTGATGTAATGTCCTGGAGGTAGGTTATCTGCTGAAGAACGCCCGTGAGGACCATCTGGCTCGCCTCGTCAACCACCTTGGAATTCATCTTGGAAACATTGTCCTTGACGTTATTGTACTCATCGGACGCCATGTTAATGTAGACCTTGCGCATGAGACCCTGGATGTCCGCATCATTCTGCTTGTCTATCGTGTAGCCAGTTTGTTTTTTAATTAGTGAAATTAAATTATTGTGAATTGTTTCCCGATTAAAGTCTGAGAAGAACGCGTTCGACAGAGGCGTTGGGCGGAACCGCGTGGACATTGTAATGCCCTGATAAAAAAAACAAGCGCTTCTTACTCAAATGAAGGTCTTCAAGCGCAATGGTTCCCCAGAGGAAATGCTCTTCGACAAGGTGACTCTACGTATTCAGAACCTCAATGAACCACCCCTCGATGGAGTCTCTCCCGCAAAGGTTGCCCAAAAGGTTTTTTCATCAATGTACGATGGGATCACAACCGCAGAGATTGACACACTGAGTGCTGAGGTGGCTATTGGTATGATTACCGATGATCCAAATTATGAAATTTTAGCAATGAGAATTACCGTCTCAAATCTTCAAAAGATTTGCCCAAAGACTTTTTCGAGTGCTATGGTTTCTCTTCACACAAAGGGGATCGTTTCGGCTGAGTTTATGAAAGACCTAAAACTCGAGATGGACTCGTGGATTGATCATTCTCGCGATTACCTCTTTGGATATTTTGGAATCAAGACACTTCAGAAGGGATACCTGTACGAGGGTGAGACGCCCCAGTACCTTTTCATGCGCGTGGCCCTCGGTATACACGGCTCAGACCTCGTTCGTGTTCGAGAGACGTACGATTTAATGTCTCAGAAATATTTCACGCACGCGACTCCGACCCTTTTCAATGCCGGTACGAAGCGCCCTCAAATGTCGAGCTGTTTCTTGGTTGCCATGAAAGAAGATTCAATCGAAGGAATTTATGAGACGCTCAAGGAGTGTGCTCACATTTCCAAGTGGTCTGGGGGCATTGGCATCCACTGTTCGAATGTTCGAGCACGTGGGTCAAAGATTCATGCAACGAATGGTATTGCAGATGGTATTGTGCCCATGCTCCGCGTCTTCAACAACACGGCCCGCTATGTAAACCAGGGTGGCGGGAAACGCAAGGGGTCGTTCGCCATTTACCTGGAGCCGTGGCATGCAGACATTATGGAGTTTCTAGACCTGCGGCTCAACCAGGGAGACGAGGAGTCTCGGTGTCATGACCTTTTCACAGGTCTTTGGATTCCAGATCTTTTCATGAAGGCTGTGGAGAATGATCAGGACTGGTGGCTCATGTGCCCAAATGAGTGTCCGGGGCTTCAAGATGTTCACGGAGCAGCATTCGACGAACTTTATGCAAAATATGTTCTTCAGGGTAAGTTTATGCGTGTCGTCAAGGCTCGGGACGTTTGGAACTCTGTACTCAAGTCACAGGTTGAGACCGGAACGCCCTACATGTGCTACAAGGACTCAGTGAATGCGAAATCGAACCAGAAGAACATTGGAACGATCAAGTCGAGCAATTTGTGTACCGAGATTATGGAGGTTTCTGGTCCAAATGAGACTGCTGTCTGCAACTTGGCGTCTCTGAGCCTTCCCGCGTTTGTAGAGAATGGAGTCTTTGATTACGGAAAGCTCCATGATGTAACGCGGGTCATCACAAGAAACCTTAATCGTGTGATTGACCGGAACTATTACCCGACAGAACCGGCTCGCAAGTCGAACCTTCGCCACCGTCCCATTGGTATCGGAGTTCAGGGACTTGCGGACGTTTACATGATTCTCGGTATTCCATTCGATTCTCCTGAGGCTCGAGAACTCAACAAGGCAATCTTTGAGGTGATTTACTGTGGAGCACTCACAGAGTCGTGCCAACTCGCAAAGGAGGAGGGACCCTACGAAACATTCAACGGGTCTCCAGCTTCTCACAATATCCTGCAGTTTGATATGTGGGACAAGGATCCAAAGGGGTTCCTTCCGGTTCGTGAGAAGATTGCAGTCTACGGACTCCGCAACTCGCTCTTGATTGCCCCTATGCCGACTGCATCCACCGCGCAGATACTTGGGAACAACGAGGCATTCGAACCGTACACGACAAATATTTACCTTCGCAGAACCCTCGCAGGAGAATTCGTAATGGTAAATAAGCACCTTGTCAAGGATCTTCAAAAGTTGGGGAAGTGGAATTCGGAAATCAAGACGGAAATTGTGCGTGCGGGTGGAAGCGTGCAGACTCTAGACATTCCGGATCGTCTCAAGAAAATTTACAGAACTGTTTGGGAAATTCCTCAAAAGTCTCTGATTGATATGAGCGCAGACAGAGGGCCATTCATCGACCAATCGCAATCGCTCAACATCTTCATGGAAGATCCGAGCCTGGCGAAGCTGAGTTCTATGCACATTTACGGGTGGAAGAAGGGACTCAAGACTGGGATGTACTACTTGCGAACGCGCCCAAAGGCTCGGGCTCAGCAGGTGACTGTACCGGTCGCACTCGCGTGCTCTCGTGAAAACCCTGGAAATTGTGAGATGTGTTCGGGATAAAAATATTTTGTAATAATACAAATGGAGGATTGGCAGAGAAGAGGATATGTTAATAAAAACTCAAATAATCGGCACAGAGAAATGCTCCGAAAGGAACAGGAAGAGCGCAATAAACGTCGGGAAAACGCGATAAAGAGGTTTAGAAACGCAAACATGTCTAAAAAAGTGGGCGTTTTAAAAAATCAACCCAAAGTTCCAGTTTTCAAAGGACTAATGGGTTACTACAGAATAAACGTAAATTATCGAAACGGAAAACATTATAAAGATACATCATATGTTCCCAAAAATAAAATTAAATTTAATGATTATATGCCAGTAGCAAACTATTCGCAGAGCATAGCGTCCAAGTACGGTCTTACGCGTTTAAATAACGCCAAGACCCGGAACGGGTACACGGTTTATTACAAGAAGGGATTCTTCGGGAAGACGTACTACAGGGTGAGTGGACCGGGTGTCGTACGTATCAATAAATCAAGTATCATTACCAAACGTCCGAACAATGTGAAGAAGAAAAACAACAACCGCCGGAACAACAACCGTAACCTTGAGTATATAAATTAAATATTATCATGTAGCATGGCACCTTCAGGTCTAGGTCTCACGAAGTTTTCAATTGGGGAGTTTACGTACAACCCCAAGACGTCGGCTCTCACCCCGACGCGTTCAAATAACGAGCGCATGGCGCGCCTTCGGGCAAGTGCGGCATCTCAGCGCCCCGTGATGCCTTCACCCAAGAGGGCTTCCCCCAAGCGCAAAAGCCCCCCCCAGCGCAAGAGTCCATCCAGACCCAAGGCGACGGTCCATTACGTGAGGACCGCATCCCAGAACCTAGAGAGAATGGCCCGTTTGTCCAACAACAGGTACAAACTCCTTAAGGAATTGGAGGCTGGAATAAGGAAATGGAAAAAATAAAATTCACGGTATACAAATATCTTGATATTGATACAAAAAGAATTTTAGGAATTCCTCCAGGTAAAATTGATCAAGCAAAAGCTTGGAGACTGTCGTACCTTCTTTGGAGTCACGATGGGCTCGTGTACAACCTAGACTCCCATTCGCTACACTGTTTTAGAAACGGGATGCACAGTATACGGCGACCTATAAGCCTGAGTAGTATGGGAGACTGGACGGCTATTTTTAACGACGAAAACACGGAACATAGTATAGAGTACAATTCGGCTGACGGATCATATGTTTTCAGTCCGGGTCATAATCAAACAATTTTTACAAATCTTAGAGTTCTTTTACGAGGTTCAGGTTTAGTTAAAACAAAAATTCTTTAAAGACTCAATGGGGTTTTGGCATGAAATTGACTTGACCAAGATTGAGTCCACGCTCGCTACGAAAGACAAGCTCAGGTACACATACAAAGGTGGTCCTCTCCGTTTTCAGGTTCCAAGAGGTATGTGTACATGGGGGGTTTCTGCATACAAATCATTTAATATTGATTTGTCTAATCAAGAATTTGTAAATTGGTGGAAGAACCTTGAGAGCATGTTGTGTAACCGCGAGCCGTTCACTTCGAACATGAAGACTGGATCTCTTCGTGTAAAGATTGACGAAAGTACGTATGTTTTTGACGCTGATTCAAAGCAGGTCACACCCGAAATTAAAGAAGGACTCTTTCGTGAGCAGGAACTGTCTTGTATTATTGACGTCGATTCAAACTATTTTTATAATGAAAACTGGGGTCTCGTCGTGAGAGCCTACCAGGTTCGGTACTATGGGTCACCTCCAAAAGAGCCAGATGTGTTTGAGAGAGGGAAGTGTGCTTTTATATAAAAGCTCTTCCTAAGTTGTAAACTGCATCTGCACCTTCAAGAGCTGCAATAGGTTTGTAAGCCATTGTAATTTTGTAAATTACAAATCCAATAATTGCAATACACACAGCAACTGTCAAAAGTATAAAACCAAATGTAAATGACGGAGGATTTTGTTCAGAATCTGTTGGATTTGACGGGTCATAGGCTATAGTAGTCGATGTGGGGAGTGGGTTATTCCATGTCCCTGAGAGTGTATAACTTGCGCTTCCCACTTTGTAACTTGCCAGTCCTGGACATGTGTTTGATGAACAGCTTCCAGAACTAGAGAGAGTAGCATTAACTGTTGCAGTATGTTTATCGGTTCGTGCTGAATTCAGAGCCATGGCTCCCGAAACACACAGACTAAGTGCTAAACATACTGAAACACCGAGCCCAATTTGGGCTTTCAATTGTCCCACCTGGGCTAGGCCGCCATAGACGTTCTGAGCCATTGATTTTAGATTACAAATTAAGCTGGAGCTTTGTAACCCATGTACATACCGCCAAATGATGCGAGGATAATTACGACACCCATCACGATCATGTACGTCAGGTAATCATTATTCGTCTTGTGTGAAGTTTTGTAACTTGAGTTGTCATTGTAACACTGCTTGGCGATTGACGTGGAAGCAAGAGTCATTATTGCAGCAACTAGCATGCAGAATGCAAGCATAATATAGGTGACATTCATTTACTATACGAATTTATTTTATTTCTTGTAAATCTCTCGGGACCGTTCGAGAAGCTTCCCCTTGAGGAGGGCAAACCCTGTGATGCCAAGCTCCTTCTTGGCTTTGGCGACCGCCTTTATCCAAGGGTTTGACTTTTCATCCTTGGATTTAGCCTTGCTCACTATTTCTCCCTTGACCATTTTCAGATCCTTCTTCTTGAGACCGCCTGGGGTGACATCGGCATTGCCGTGATAGACTTGAGCGCGAGAACCAACTACCATTTATATTACAACGCGAATATTTTTGCGAGCGCTCGGATATTCAACTTAGTCTTCGTCACGTTGGGGACTGCATTTTCCAACTTGGAATCCTTGAGCAAATTTGCCGCGAGACTCGCCTTTCCTGCTTGCAGCGCCATGATGCTCTGCTCCACACTAGGGGTCGCATCCGTGCCTATGTAGACCAACCTCCGAACCGTCACCTTCTTTGTCTGGCCCGTGCGGTGCGCCCGAGCGATAGCCTGAAGCTCAGTCGCCGGGTTCCAGCTGGGAGCCGTTATGTAAACTCTGGTAGCCTCCTGCAAGTTGATCCCCACACCACCCGCCTTGATCTGGATCAGGAACACTGGAGCTGGTGTTTGGGTCGAATTTTTGAACCCAACAATAGCCGCATCTCTTTCAAACTTGCCGATAGACCCGTCAATTCGAAACACCTGTCTGTCGCCAAGTCGTTTCTTGATTTCAATCATCTCCCCTGTAAAGTTGTAGAATATCAGAGTCTTTTCAGTCGGGTGAGACTCGATCAATTCGATCAAAGTCTCGAGCTTTTTCGAACGCCCGGTCCACTCTTCTGGCTCGGTCTTGAGCTGAGCCGCTATCCCGTTCAGGTATGTCTGAGGCCACGTGAGTGCCTGGCGCGTTCGCATAAGCGCCTCGAGCATCTCCATTTGGTGGAGTGCCCTATTTTCAGACTTCATGATACTCTGGATAACTCCCTGAGAGCGATCGTAGACTTGCTGGTACAGCTCAGCCTCCTCTCTGTACATTTCAATCTCAAGATTCTGGAAATCACACGGAGGAAGTTCGAGTCGCTTATTGTGCATGGCGACATCCGTCTTTGTCCTGCGCAGGACATAACGCTCCCTGAAAGTGTCGGGCATTGCCTGCACGTTTTTGCGGTTGTGGCCCAGGAAGCCGCAGAGGTTCGCAAAGTCAGCCATTGAGTTGAAAATTGGAGTACCCGTGAGAATCCACCGAATCTTTGCAGTGATTGCACATGCCGCAATGTGCGTCTTGCTTCGACGGTTACGAATTTCGTGACCCTCATCCAAGATGACCCGACCCCACCGCTCGTGGATCAGCGGGCAAAGGGGCTGGTGCGCTCGAGAGGGAAGGACCGAGTACGGAGCTATCGTTACATCGGCGGGAGTGACCATGCGCTTTGGCCCATCGAACACGTTGACTGATAAATGAGGTGCAAATCGAGCAATCTCATCTCTCCACTGTGAGACTATGGACTTTGGCATTACGATAAGTGTCTTTTGCGGGTTCACGCACATGACTGCAAGCATCTGAACCGTCTTCCCTAGACCCATCTCATCACACAAGAAGCCTCCGGGAAAAAGCGCATCTTTGGTCTCGCGGTCATAGAGCCAATTGAGCCCTTCGCGTTGGTAGGGGGCAATCAGGCGCGTCTTCAGGAGACCCATTGCGTTTGAGTTGAAAAAGGGTAAAAGCATGGATCGTGACGTCTACATGACTCGAATTTTCTCTCTGTTCATTATATATGAATGACGCCATCGTCAACAGTATTGTTAAATCTTTGGTTTCGGCAACTGGGCCAGAACTCAATGCAATTCTTCAAAAAACTCCATCCAATGTGATTGCACAATCAATTTCAAAAATAATTAAAAACAAAATTACAATTCCCGGAAATACTGCAGTAGCAATTGTTTCCAAGATTCCTCAAAAGAATTTAGGTCCTATAATTTCGGAAATTATAAAAGGTGCGGTAGGGACCAATGCCGCGGTAGCGGTTGTCAAGTCATCAAGTACCAATGACATTTCAAAAACAATTTCCAATTTAATTAAAAGCAAAATTATAATTTCTGGGAATACTGCATCAGAAATTGTTCAAAAGATTCCAGACAAGAATGTAGTTTCAGAAATTTTAAAAGGTTCACTAGGAACTGATGCATCAATTGCCGTTGCAAAGTCTGCACCAACAAATGTAATTGCAAAATCAATTTCTGATTTAATTAAAAGTAAAATTATAATTTCCGGAAATACTGCATCGGAAATTGTAAAAAATATTCCAGACAAGAATGTGGTTTCTGAAATTCTAAAAGGTTCATTGGGAACCAACGCCGCAGTCAGTGTTGCAAAGACTGCACCAACAAATGTAATTGCACAAACAATTTCTGATTTAATTAAAAGCAAAATTCATCCAAACGTCAAGAATGCATTGCGTCAAAGAAATTTATTGCCCAATGATAAGATGATCCCTTCACCTACATTTAATGGCCCAAAACCAGGGTACGTTTTCAAGACTGGGAATCAAGGGACGGGGTATTACCCAAACACAGGACCTCAGGTTCCACTTGGCCCCGCCACTCCTGTCGCGCGTAACTATTCAAAAATGACACTCGCACAATTAATAGTTGCTCTAAAATATTACCCTGCAAACAAGGACAAAATACTGGAAGAAATTTACAAAAGATTTTCTGAAGAAATATCAGATATCCGAAAGAAAGGAGGTTCTGCACGGGCCCGCCGTCTTGGCGAACTCTTGCGTCTCCTTCCAATGAATTTCAGAAACAGAGGAAACGCAACTTCTCTCGTTATTGATGATGTGAGAAACGTGCGTAACATGCGAGAGCTTTCAAACCTTGTGAGTAATCTTGGAAGAGTTCCAAATGATAATATAAAGAAGGCTATCCTTGCTCGTAAATTAAATTTTATGCGAAAGCCAGGAATTACAAATGAAGGTCGTCGGACAAACGGAGGCGGCAAGGGGTGGTTCAATTGGGGCGGCAGAGGCGGAGGAGCAGGCGGAGGGACAGGTGGCGGAGGGTTCAACTGGGGAGGCAGAGGCGGAGGGACAGGTGGCGGAGGGATCAACTGGGGCGGCGGTCGTGGAGAAAAGTTCAACTTTGGAGGTCGCGGAGAAGGGCTCAACTTAGGAGGCGGTGGTCAAGTAAACCCTGGAAACTGGCGTCGAGCTTTGATCGGTAAAACAAGCACGCCAAGCGGTCGTCCAGTTACAAACACGGGAGACTGGCGGCGCGCACTGGCCGGTGCACCAATTCCTGCAGAACAGAAGCGTGCAATTAATTATGCAGGTGGAGTTCCTCGCGCAATGAATCAAATTGCGCGAGTTCCCGAGGGGGCTCCCGAAGTTGCGCGAACTGCCGAGGCGCTCCATCTCACAAACGGGAACGCCCGCCAGGCTATGAACATGCACAACGTAAGCGCTCCGGCAATCAATGCTGTACGGCAGCTTGGAGGACCTGCGCGTGCAGTCAATGTTCTCGAAGGTCTGAACACACTTTCTATGAAGAAGCCCAAGTCCGTGAAGAGACGTTCAAAACTCAAGCCCCGAATCGCCGAACTGAATCGTGTTATAAATGCCGTGAAGAAGAAGAAACTCATTTCACTCGTGGCTCACAACGTCACAAAGACTGGCAATATTCACGAAAACGAAAACAAGCTCAAGAAATATTACAAGAAGGTTATCAAGGCGGATATTTTGAGAACTCCATTTGCGAAGATTGCCAAGGCGGCTGCAAAAAAACGAGTCATGTAGACGCCACAAAGACACAACTCCCATGTTCATAAAGAAACATGGACATGTACCAGTACATTCAGGATCTCGCGCGAGTTCGTGAGCGCATCGTCCGTTTAAGACCGGAATGGCCCGCGCCATCGTGGCTCAAGATTACAACAATGACTATGCATTCATTCAACGACAGAAAAGTTGACATAGCCAAGTTTCGTGAGAGGTTTCAACCGATGACTATCCGTCCCAAGGGAACGGAAGGTCCGGGATTTACATGGACTATGGACACAACATCATTCTATAACCAAATATCCATAAGAACACGCGACGACTACTCTGAAAAGAGTGTCAAGATCTTTCCAAACGGCACTATTCACTTATCAGGCGGCAACTCTCCGATTGACGGGGAGCGAATCCTGAACCAGGTTGCCTTTATAATGAAAGAAACGCTCGGGTTGGAAGAAATTCCGCACATGAATCCGTTTGAGATTTCTATGATTAACTCAAACTTTGATTTCAACGTGGTTGTGAACAGTCACAAGGTCAAGGAACGGTTCGATAAGCTTGATGGGTTCAAGGTGAGTTATGAACCGGACAGGTACAGTGCAGTCAAGATCAAGTTCAAGCCAAAGCCGGACATGAAGAAGATGACCATCAGCGTGTTCAAGTCGGGAGCAACACTTGTAGGGGGGGCTAAAACGCTTGAAGAACTGGTGGCGGCCTACGACGTGGTTCTATCATGTATAGACCCGAGCATGTTTGTGGCCAAGACACCAGTCGTTCGCAAGTTTGACATGATCCTAGGAGCATCTTTCGACGAGTGGAATAGAGTTCTTCAGAATAAAATGTAATAGCAATGTAAATGAGTACCCGCATAGGTATGGCTGATGGCCGTTGTCTCACCGAGTTCACGTCTAACCGTCTCATGACTGAGGCTCTCATGCAAACCCAGAAGATTGATGTAGAAGACAATTACAAGTTCCGGACGCAGTATCTCCAGACCGTAGATAGCCTGAACCTTCCTCTTCGTAATGCAGCATGCCGCGACGGTATGGTTTCCGTGCTTGTGGATCAGCAGGAGGGACAGGGTCCTCCAAAGGGGTTTTGCTAAAGATAAGACACTCTAGAATATTAATGAAAATAGTCATCGATGGGAATATCGGTGCAGGCAAAACGACACAACTCGGTTTGCTTGAATCGAAAGGTTGGTACGTTCACAGAGAGCCAATTCAAGACTGGCCTCTCAAGGAATTTTATGAGGACCAGGTAAGATGGGCGTTCCTGCTTCACATGCGAATTCTCCAGAAACTCGAGCCTATTTACACAACGAAGCATGTAATTTACGAACGATGCATGTGGAGCTCTCGCTTTGTGTTTTGGCCACTCATTCAGGACAAGGTCCATCCAACTGAAAGAGACTGTTACGAGTACTATTTTCGCAAGGTTGAATGGTTTCCTGATATTTACATTTACCTTTCTAAAAGTCCTGAATTGGCTCACGAGCACATTCAGAAACGTAACCAGACGGGTGATGCTTCCGTATCTCTCGAGTATCTTCGAGAACTCGACAGGAAATACATGAACCTTGTAGAGGGTACTCGTGCATATGTAATTGACGCAAACAGGACTGAGGGTGAAATCCATGAAGAAATTTGTAGGATACTTTCAGAGAATGAACTGCTCGTCAATGACTCTTTCAGGAAAGAAGTGTAAACACATGGCTATCCAAGACGGGAAATGTCGCATCCATTCACAGCATGCATGTACAATTTGTTTGGAATTGACCAATCGTAGTGATCGTAAATTGAAATGCAAGCACATGTTTCATGACAAGTGTATAATCAAGTGGTACGAGGAGTCAATAGAATGCCCCACGTGCCGCATGGAGCAGGATGATGATCCTCTCATAATATTTCGAAAAAATATTGAAGAAAATATACGGATAAAATACAAGGATGCTATAAAGTCGCTCGAGTACGAACTTTCCCAAGCCCTGCGGCGCCGGGGCTAAGATCTTTTACAGGAGTAAACCAATGGAAAGGCGGTGTGGGGCACAGACTCTCCTGGGAAATCCATGTAGGCAAATTCTCAGGGGAGAACAGGAAAGGTGTTGGCAACACACGGGACCCCAGTGTGCCGTGTGTTTCGGACACATGATCAGGGACACCCGCCAATTGCCATGTAATCACACATTTCACACACGATGTGTTGACCGTTGGAAAGCCTCGTGTCACGGTGACCCTACGTGCCCCATGTGCCGAGAACCATTCGATGTTCCATTGTATAGATGCCGTCTCATTATAGAACGTGTATTAGATGGTTTAAATTCAGTTACTGATTTCGAAACAAGTAACGTACGTTCTATAGTTGGAGGGTTTGGTATAAATCTTGAAAGAGGTCAAGAAATGCTTCAATCTGAAATACGGTGGGACGTGGAACCTAATGAGGAACTCATTAACGAGCTACGTTTACTCGGTTTACCCGTGCCCGAACATTTTGAGTAACCGGTCCCCTGTTTGAATTCGTTCCAGTCTTTGCAAACCCGCGGCGGACTCCATACGCGGAACAGAATTTCGTATAGTGAAAACCAGGCTTGTAATTGCGATCTGCTCGGCGCGGGTCGGTGATAGTCTTCCCAGACGCATCGACTATGAGAGGACCACCCGCCCAGCCAGTCTTGTGACTCCAGAGTTTTACAGGAAAGTCCAGAACTCTTCCAGACGGAATCTTGTCCACTGTTTTCAACGCAAGTTTGTTGAGCACACGAAGTTCTTCCGTGTTATTAGCTACACGACCGTCGTTTCGGTCGGCAGTTACGCGAGACTTCATCAGGGCCGCCTTTATCACAGACTGAGTAACGTGAAAAAATTTGGCGAGTGCGGATATCGTGTCTCCAGGACGAGTTCTGTACCGTATAGCGCTGATTTCCTTGTACCAGTGAAAATCTCCGGTTGAATTTCCAAAGTCATTTGACGGCGCCACAAAGCACATGACCTTGTAAAACCCGCGTTTTGGCTTTTCAGCAGCCGATTTCATCTTGTACACGTTTCCTGGATTGTCAGACAAAACGCGTTTGGCTATTCCGCCACAGGTGCGAAAGGTCAAACCGTTTGACCCCAGCCCGCTACGATCTCCAGGAACGCTTTTTGATTTTCGGTTTGCTGAAAATGACCCAAATGCATAATCATAGCAATTATCATGCGCAACTCCTTTTGTTCCCCAGGGCGCCCACGTGTATTTCGGGGCCCACGGGTTTGGTGCTCCACGTACAACCATCTTATTATTAGTAAGTAATTTTTTCCTTGACTAATAAAAAGATGCAATCAATCCTGAAATCCCGCAATCGTCAGGATGCTATTTACAATATACTGGTATTTCTCATTTACCTAACCATCCTGACGTTCATTCTCCGGTACCTATGGAACGGCACCCTCGTGAAGTACATCACAATCTTCAAGCCAGTTGATTCGCTGTGGCACACGTTTATGCTCGCGTTTGCGCTGTCTGTATTCAAGTTCTAGTTACCAGTGACTTAGAGGACCACCGAGCTCGGTGTACCCATTCTTAATCTCGTTATTAACCATTAATGTGGGATATCCCTTTACAAATTCAGGGCACCCATCCGTTGGGCAGTTTACAAACTGATAATCAAACCCCTTCTCTGTCAAGTATTTCTCTTGCTTGACACACCAAGGGCACGTCTTTGAACCATATACTATGATACTTCCCACGTCCGTAGGGCTTTGGCCGCCGCCTGCTACACCCGCATCATATCCAGAAGACATTGCACTCTTTATAAATATAATTGCAAGTAGAACAAAAATTATACCTACCAATCCGCTAAAAGCATGAACTGGATGAACCTTCATTTACTTTATTCAAGCAAAAATTTTACGGGCGATATTCGCTTTTGTTCGTAGACCTTTGATATTTATGCCTTTGTTACCGGCAAGTTTCCTGAGTTCAGTAATTGTAAAATGCAGATTTGCGTAGACCATTCGCCCCTTGTTACCCATAACTTTTGGACGCCCTGAAGGACCTGGCGGCGGCGGACTCACACGACGAGCTGGTGCGGGTCCCGCCTTTGGACTCCGTTTCCGCAAAGAACCTCTTATAGGCGTAAGAGGCCTGTTCCCACGGTTGAGACGCATTTCCACGAGACGCACAGCCTTGTGACGTGCCTTGTTCCAAGCTGACTCGTAATTTTTTCCAGATTTAGCACCGTCATTTCTCCAGTAGTGTTCTACTATTTTATTAAAGTGTGCATTTTTCATAAGAGCTGCTGGAATTTTGGTCCTGGTCTTGAGCCCCTCCTTGAGCTTGGAGCGCGCCGCCACAAGTTGGGCCGGGGAGATTACCCGCCGGGGGCGAACAGGCTTGAGCTTGCGCTTTGCCGCGCGCAGGTTCAGAGAAGACACGCGCTTTTTGGGTCGGTTCCGAGCCGCCACGAGATTTGCAGAAGTGACCTTTACGCGGGAGCGCAGACGGCTGCGAGCCGCCACGAGATCTGGAGATGTAATCTTCCGTCCAGAAACGTACTTTGACCGAAGAATTTCGTTGAATGATTTGAGATCTGGACACGGGTCTCTGTACTTGAGACGCCATTCATTCACATGAGTGTCGCTTGAACCGCGATATCCCGGAGGGACTGCCCAATCAAGAAACTCGAGAGACTTTGGAAGGCCACCCTTGCGTTTCACAAAATCTCGAATGTTATTTAGAAAAAAGTGATAATCGTACCGCGTATCAGTTGCCGGACCGACACCCCACTTGCCTGCCGTGTTTGTGCCGTTGGCGGTGTTGACTGCAGGGTTTGTTCCAGACTTTTCGAGTCGGGCCCACCCAAAGTCTCCAATCAGAAACCCACGGTTTGCAACAAATATGTTGGCAGGCCAGAGGTCGTTGTGACGAAAGTCGGGATGCTTTTTATAAATCTTAGCAAGAGATTTAAGGACACTAGATATCAGATGATGTATAACAGCGTCGGACTTGGCATTCTTCGGAAGCCATTCCTCAAGCGAACCACCCTCGCACCATTCCATAAATATTATGGACTGTTTTGACTTGTCGTACTTGCGAGAGTTTTGGACGTTTGCCATGTTCATAGTCGAAGGGTTAATAAAGTTTATACACTTGTGAAAATCGTAAGGCTCGACCACCCCAGTGGGACAGGCTTTGAACGCAGCAGTGTGTATATCGTACTCTACGAGGGCTGGCTGTTTCTCTCCGCGCTTCTCAGCAGCTAAATCACGCGGACAAACCTTTGCAGCAAATCCGTTTCCTTTAAATGCAATTCCCTGTCGACCTTTTCCAAGAAGTTTAAGACCTTTACCGCTTGCACATGAAAAGACACCCGGATACTGTGGAGATCCAGGAACATGTGCCGGGTGATAAGGAAGTGCCAAGGGGCTTTTGCGTTTAGGGGACGGACCACGCTTGAATGCTTCTCTGGCGCTCGTGTAAGTGGCTAGTGTTTCTTTTTTTGTGCGAATTGGACTATGTCTGTTCGGTCTCAAGTTGCGTTTTGATGAAAGGTAGCGAATGGCATCACGCTTGCTCTGAACTGAATTAGGAACGTTATATTCTGAATTTCCTGTATTATTTCGGCGAAAAACATATCTCTTCCCTGGACGATTTGTGACGAGGCGAAACTGTCCGGATCGGACCCAACTCATTCTATTACACTACACTATTTTATTCCTGATCTGGGTCCGTCTCGTATTCGACCGACCCCTCGGCATCATCGACCGGCTCATCAGCTGGCGCTAGGAAAGCGCACGGCTTCAGCTTGTTGGTCGGCGCGAACATAACCTGGTGAACCCGAACCGTGACTCCAACGCCAGCAGGTGTGCGCCAGATCTGGTTGATCTCGATAATCGCACTGACCGTCTGACCCTTCTCAATATCCGTCAGAGGGACCGCCTCGCGCTTGGAGTTGTACGCCTCGGTCTCAATGGACCCATCCTTGTAACTGGTAACAACCTTGAGGCTCAGAACAGGCGCGTACCCGTCCTTGGAACTCGGCTTGATTGGCGACTTGTAAACACCCTCAGCAATCACCTCACGGCTCATCTTCTTGCCCAAAATCTCCTCAGACTTGGAAGCAAGAAAGTCCAGAACCTTGGCGTCAAGCTTGGAAAACGCCTCAAGGACATCGGGCTTGTCCATACTCAGGGGCAGGCTGTAACTGGTCGACCCCGTCTTCTCGTCCTTGTACTCGCTCAGCCCAAAGGGTGCGCGAAGCTGAGGCAGCTGGAACAGGAGCTTGCCACCACCCACTGCGTTGAGGTAGACTGTCTTGCCACCCTTGGCATTCTTGCGAACATCGCTGAACGTGATATCGGAGGCGTTGAAAGTGCTGAACATACGGACAGCCATTGTGTTTCTTCTACTCTTCTTACGAGTGCTGTCCTTATGTGGCTTGTGGGCGACCTGATTTTTTTTCTATGCTCATTCCAAGTATGGGTATTTTTAACAGGTTCAGGCGGTCAGCCCCTGCATCAACTGTAAAAAATGTAATTACCAATCCAAACTCTAAACTTAACCTCAACGTTCAGACATATGTGAACGGTTACATCAACGCGCGTAATTCAGGTAATAATAGTAAAATTGTTCCTTTGAATAATGAATTGATTGGAAATCTCAAGCGGTACATTAATTCCAAGCGTCCCAAGGTTGGAGGGGCGACTGCAGCAGCCGTCAAGAATGCGAACGGGTCAAACGCTGCAGCGGCGGCAGCGGCAGCAGCAGCAGCAAATGCACCCCAGAATGCATCTCCTGGGAATGTCGGGAACAAGGCTGCGAACGCTGCAGCCCAGCAGGGTGCCGGACCAACTGCTCAGGCAGCAGCTGCGGCGGGCGCGGCAAAGAATCACGCCCTTGCCATTGGTGCTCCTCCAAATGTAGCAAACTCTGAGGCTGCAAACGCCGCGGCAAATGCTGCTGCAAATGCTACAAAGAACCCAGCTGCGGCAGCCACAGCTGCGGCAAATGGAGCTGATGCCGCAAACGTTCCTACAAATAATCAGGAAAAGGCTGCAAATGCTGCCGCAAATGCTGCGGCTAATAACCAGGAAAATGCTGCAAATGCTGCGGCTAGAGGAGCTGGATCCGGATCCGGAGGGGTTAACATCAACTCTCTGCGCGGTGCCATATCCCAAAATGCGAATGCATTTAATTCAGCACGCGCTCGTTCAGAAAAGATGCGCCTTCAGGTACTTTTGCGCAAGCTCGGAGGTATTAATAAACTGAACCAGAATATTCGTAATCAGGTGAATGCTTATAATCGCAAGCTCAACGCCAAACTTGTACCTCCACTTTCTCAAAATATAGTTGGAATAATAAGTCGCATAAACAGTGCTCCAAACTTGAAGAATCGCTCAAATGCCAACCTCGCGGAAAATTATCAGAAACTGCAAAACGCAAGTAGAACTGCTGTAGGAAACAACAAGTCTCGTATTATTCGCGCATATACAAAGGTTGTGACGGAGCGTAACCGTCGCAAGGCTGCGACTCAAGCACCCGAGACCCGTAGCAATCTCCTCCTCAACCAAGCTGCGGCTAACGTGAATCAACCCCTCAACCAGGCTGTTCACGGTCAGGAAAAGACCATCAAGACGCCGAACGGTCAGAACGTAGTCATTTACAAGGCAAATAACGCTGCCCGTTGGAATTTCAAGAACCCCAATAACGCAAAAAAGTACAACCTGAATAACCGCATGGGAAATAACCCAACTATTCGCAACGTCAATGTCAACTCGGGAAACCTTTTCAAACAGGGAAACTAAAGTCGCTCGCCTCCGAAAATACGGCGGGCAAACTAAACAACATAGAAATTGCTCGCAATGCTCTTGAAAAGACAAAGCCTACTCCGCAAATAATTAAACAATTTAATAATTTGAATACAATAGAATCAAAAATTGTAGCTGAACAGCCAGAGCCAGGAAAGAACATTAAAGTTCAGGCTCTAGCAAACCAGGTATGGAACAGGGCGTGGGGTGGATACGGTGGCATTGCGGTAAATACAAATTATGCTAAAATTGCTAACCAGATTAAAAGACAGATTTATTACGACAAACTTATTCAGGACGTGACTCGGAATAATTTGAATAATGAAATTAACAAAATTGCAAAAAGACAGCCGTGGTACACAGGAAGGGGTGCTTCGAACGTCTACAGGTCAAAGCAAATTATAGAAAAAATGTTTACTAAAATTAAATGAAATACACGCATCTCATCGTTCCGATCGTCATCTTCTTTATAATTGCAAACCCTATGATGTACAAGATAACCGGCAAGCTTCCAGTCATTGGTATATACATAGCTGACGCTTCAGGGCGTCCGACGCAGATAGGTGTTGCGGTACATGCGGTCGTCTACGCAGTTATAGCCCATCTGGCATGGAAACTCGCTTATGGCAACAAGTAGAATGGCACGGAAATACAAAAGTGTCTTGTTTATATCCACATTGCTGTGTCATGGTAAGAGACGGCGTTAAATAGTCATCAGGAAACGTGTACTTTTTACAATCTTCAGGACATTCGGCAGGCTTGCTAAAGGGGTTAAATGTTATACGATCCCACATAGGCTGAGGAGGAGCTGGTCCTTTGTAATTTGAGTATATCAATAATGCTATAAACAAAAGTATTATTGAGATCTCAATCAGCATTGTTAATTTAAAATATTTTTTAATGATAACTATGAGTCCAGTTATAAAAGCTATACTTTTCGCCATAGTCGCCAGCCCAGAGACGTACAAGCTCACGCGCTCAATTGGTGGTGACTGGATCGCATCAGCCGACGGTGCGGCCAAGTTCCCAGGTCTCATTCTTCACGCGATAGTGTTCGTCATTCTGTCCAAGCTTGTATACAGCATGTTTGGCAAGAAGCGCAGTTCAAATTACCAGTACGCGACCGGTAATGGATGGGGTGGTGCCACGACTCTAGGTGGTACCATCAAACTCGATGAAGATCACATCGGTATGTAGGTTTCTTTCAGAAGTCTTCACCCCCGAAGATTCTTTCAGAATTCTTCGTCAAACCTGATTGAGTCGCCATCAGCCACTAAATGCTTTGAATAATCTCCGACCCTCTTCTCAAAGAAGTTGGTCTTCCCTTCCAACGAGATGTTCTCCATCCAGTCGAAAGGGTTCTTGGCTCCGTAAATGGGAGGTTCGCCAAACTGCGTCATGAGACGATCAGCCACAAATTGAATGTACTGGATCATCTCCGGTGCATTCATACCTATGAGCTTACATGGCAAAGCTTCAGTGATGAATCGCGTCTCAATAGTGACCGCACTTTGAACAATATTTTTAATATCACTCGAAGGGCATTTCTCTTGCAAATGTGAGTGTAGAGTCACGGCAAACTCCTGGTGAAGACCCTCGTCCCGGCTGATCAACTCGTTGGAAAACGAAAGACCCGGCATGAGTCCTCGCTTCTTGAGCCAAAAGATTGCACAAAACGATCCACTAAAAAATATCCCCTCGACACATGCGAATGCCACGAGGCGTTGGGCGAACGATTCCCCTTTCCCTATCCAAGAAAGAGCCCATTCAGCCTTTTCCTTTACCACGGGCATGAATTTTATACTCGACAGAAGAAGATTCGCCTCGTCTGGGTCACGTATGAGCTTATCAATCATGAGTGAATAAGTCTCTGCGTGAATAGATTCATTAAACGCCTGGTAAGCGTAGAACGATCGAGCTTCGGGTATCTGAACCTCCTGAGAAAAGTTCAAGTCAATATTTTCCATAACGATTCCATCCGATGCGGCGAAAAAGGCCAAGATGGTTTTTATGAAATTTCTTTCCTCTGATTTTAGAATGTCCCAATCTTTGAGGTCTGCGGCGAGATCAATCTCCTCCACGGTCCAGAAACTTCCGACTGCTTTCTTATAGAGTGCCCACAAGTCCGGGTACCGTATAGGAAAGGTTGTGAACCGAGCAAGGTTCGGCTCGAGTATGGGATCCATTGATAATTAAGGCTCTCTTTTTTTTAAGACGACGATGTGGAAGACGCGGAAGTGGTGACGAGCGGAGAACTTGAACAACATGAATATTTTGTATCATATGAAAGTAAAAATAGAAATACAAACATAAAAAATCCACCCGCCGCAAACCAGAAAACAATTTCCATAATCATGGTTCAGAATATTCTACAGGTCTCGCCATCCTGAAATAGTTGAGAATCTTCTGTGATCGCGTCGTGGACGGGTCGTCGGTTGTGGATGAGTTGTCTATAGCATCATCCGGGTCAAGGGCAAGGTGGTTCTGAAATTTTCTGCATACAGGATTTGACTGTTCAAGGGCGGCGTTAAAATCTGCGAACGATTCCTGAAGAAACGTCTTCCCATCTGATGTTCTGGATTCTGGAGCTACGCTAAGTTCTTTAGATATGAGGAGAGCTATGCGCTTCATGAGCGTGCTTGAACGGGCAGAGTTTGCCATCTTGTCGTTAATCTTGAGATACAACTGGACAGACCCTATGAGACCTGTTCCGGCGGACAATATTGCATTCAGAATACTCACGTATTTTTGTGCAAGAAAGTCATTCAATGCAATGGCACACAAAGCGTTTATGGACGACAGCACAAGAATGGGTATATTAAAGCGGGTCGACGCCCACTTGTAATATGCGAAATCTTTGGAGAAATATTTGTAATATGCATTGCACTGTTTCTCCAATTTTTTCAAAAACTCTTCTTCCCGAGCATCCCAATTACTCATGTCCTAAAATAACGCACTAAAAAAATTTAGAATCAGTCTCGACCTCTACAATGTCTCGTATACGACCTGGGAGTTTTCCCCGTATGCCCTTGTAGATCATTGCAAAAACTGGGCTTGAATTTGTAATCTTAATCTTTTGCAAAATATTCTTATCTGGACGAATCTCGCACATCAGGTTCAACAAGTGAAGTGCAGTATCAGAATTGAGCTTGCCTATTGGAACATCTTTCAGGTTCAGCTCTATGACCTCTTTCAGGTTATGCTTGAGCACGTACGCATCCAGTTGCTCAACTACAGGCTTCACGGAGAGCATGAACATCTCAGTCTGTGCAGGAGTTTTGGGTTGGCGCTCGATGTACTTTGACCCTAGAAACTCAATATGAAGATTCTGCCCTTGAGGGTAAAACACGAGTAGGTCTGCCATTCTTGTGTTTTATACACAGTTTTCTTTTATGTGTGAATATCAATGTCCATAGACCATGTCTATTGCATAAATCTTGAACGAAGGCCAGATCGTAGAGAGAGTGCACAAGAACAATTTACAAAAATAGGAATTGAAAATGTAGAATTTTTCAATGCAACGGATGGAAAATTATTTGCACCAGATGGAATTCATATAACACAACCAGAATGGGGATGTGCATACAGTCACATTCGCCTTTGGAAGGATATGTTAGAGAAAGGGTACGAAACTGTTCTCGTGTTTGAAGATGATGTTAAAATAAGTGACGGATTTCTTGATAAACTTGCCCTTGTGTTTGACGACATGAAAGACATTGACTGGGACTATATAAACTTGGGACCAAGTCCAGAACCTTTTAGAATTTCTGACGTCTGGGAATCGGAGTTTGTAAAGCGAGGGCTGACTCTCATGACGCACTGTTACATAATTACCCGTAAAGGGGCTATGAAAATTGCGTTTTGGGATCCAGATGACTTATACTTTTCTATAGATCATCAACTTATTCAAGTTCCTTTAAAAATGTACTATACAAAGGAAACTCTCGCAGCTCAAGAGTTTGAAGACTATCCATGGGTTGGTTTTATGAAATCAGTTGTACAAGGAGACATTGGTATTTCAAGAACACTGCCTTATGATTTTATATTTAAAAGTTCTAAAATTCATTGGATATTCGTGCTTGTAATTTTATTAATTTACGTTTATTATGTTTCGCATAAATGGAGGTAAGAATCCCTTGACAGAGCCAAAGAGTGTTGTAAAGAATGGATCTGAGCCTGAAATATCACACCCTTGGAGCATGACGTTGTCCTTCGTGTAGTTGTAAACGTTCCATATAATTCTCATTAAAGAGATTGGTTTAATTTGTAACATGTCAATGTTTGAAAGATCTGCACTGCAAACTTGTTTTAAATTTCGTTTGATGCAAAGTTCCTGAATTTTGTCAAGGACCGGGTAAAGTTCATGACAAAATGCATCAGCCCCTTCAAGTGAATCAGGCTGGAGTTCCAAGAGTTTTCCGACAAGTATGTTGACGTACATGACTTCATCAGTCACATCAAACAAAAGCCAGTCAACCATTGGTAATTAATTGAAAATAAGTTTCTCTGAAAAACGTATGTACGAGATTGTTCCTAATCTGTACCTTTCAAGCTTCAGGGGGCTTGATGTCGATCATGAATGGATAGTAATCAATTGTTCAAACGATCTGCCTATGAAGGGATACGGAATACGTATTCCAATAAACGATTCCCCAGAAGAGAATGACCGAATGTATCAGGCGTTCACAGAGGTTATTCCGTGGATTAACAGTCACCGTGATCGCAAGATTGTTGTACACTGTGCGGCGGGTCAGCAGAGGAGTGCAGCAGTCGTAGCCGCGTTTCTTATATCAAACGACAGAAGAAATTCTGTAGATCAAATTATAGAATTTATAAAATCAAAAAAGCCTGATGCATTCCTTGGACACCAGACATTTCGTCCTGCGCTTGAACGGTGGTCAAGCAAATGATATAATTTCACGTACACTTGACGGTATACCTATACTGACCCCACGATAGATCCACTTTATCAAAAAATTACAATTAATAAATTTTATAGATTTCAACATGGTGTTGTCCTTGTTGAAATCTTCGAGATCTTGAACGAGGCAAATAACACCGAGAATATCAAGTCCGAGAATGGACATGTCCTTCAGGTCGATGATGCAGTACAAGTTCCTGCACTTTGTCCACCAATCAGAGATGAGAACCTTCATGTCATCAGCAGTCACTGGCTGGTTATTGATAAATTCTGATCCAGAAATGTACAAATTTATATCAAGTTCCGAGACGTACTCCCACTTCATAAACAGATCCAGATCCTTCATTATATTCTCACTCTAAAATAAATGATACACCTGATACGTATTGGAGGGGTTGCATGGGTTGGCGCCATGTGCTTCATGTTCGCATTCATAGTCTCGAGCCTCCTGAACATGGTAACTCCTGAACTTAAAAAGTCGCATCCCAAGTGGAGAACGTTTCTGGAGGTTGTCGTTCAGTTTGCAATAGTCGCGGCTATAGTCTATGGGTCCAGGTTATTCATACAGGCAATTCCTTACCCTTTTGACGGTACGGCTGGATACATACACTCAGAACTCGGCGAACTCAGGTCTCTTCCCCTTATGGTTTTCATATTCATGTTCTTCCAAACAAAAACTCAGGACAAGATGAGGTGGCTCATAAATTAAAAATTTGCATAATGTAAAATGAAGAATTCTTTGGTGATTATGATCATGATCCTCCTTGTGCTTTTGTGGTACATGCGTTCAAGCTCTGGATACATGAGTAACAATCAATTTATGCCGTTTTATAACGGTACGAAATATGATGCCGATGACATGGCTAACTAAGTATCAACTCAATTTCATCCTTTGTTTTTCCACAAAAAGAATTTGCAATAAGTTTACATATTGAATTGTACATTTCAGTGTACCCTAGATAATCCGCGTCAAGGCACAGTTCCTTGAGATAATCGTACTGTTCGTTCGTGACGCACCAGAGATCCACTGGTGCGTCAGGTACCTTTCCTGTCTCAGCAAATTCCATAATTTTAATAAATGAATTTTTGGAAATTACATCAAGAGGAATATGATCAGAAGTTGGAAAGTCTTCGAATAAAGCTGTAATCTTGTTCAATACTTCCCATGAGCATTCGACAGAACCATCTTTGAGTACGATTCTCATTACTTTTTAGCTTCACGTATCTTTATTCCAGAACGTTTTTCAATTGGGACACAATTGAAAAACGCTCCCGGTGAGACTTGAACTCACAATCTACAGATGGCGGCGAGATGAAATATTCATCTCTAACAGTCTGACGCCTTAACCAATTAGGCCACAGGAGCAGGTGAGCCTTTTAGAGACTTGCTCAGGTCGATTCTGACTTGTGTGATTCGAACACACGACCAGCGGAGCTACAATCCGATGCGCTACCACTGCGCCAAAGTCAGCTGGGGCGTCCCCCTGCCGTTTTTAACGAGGTGGCGCCCCCTCGAACTCCCCCCAGAGAGCGAGCTCTCGTGGTCCTGGCGGGGTTTGAACCCGCGGCTTCCAGCTCATAAGACTAGCACTCTAACCAACTGAGTTACAGGACCGTTTAGGACAGCGTAAAAATTTTACGAACCTCTCGAACCTCTGTACGGCACCCAGGGCACTGGGTGCTCCTGGTTTTTGCCCAACAAACCTCACACATAACATGATTACACGGATCAAGCAGGCAGTCAACAAGATGCTCCATACACACAAAACAAGTAAAACGGGCGTACCTTTCAGCATTCGTGTCGCACATAATCTGCTTCATAGCTTCAACGCGTCCAAGAGCCTCGCCGTACTCCTTGGTCAGTTCTGGTATACCCTCTGCAGTCTGGAAGTGTTCTATTACTGTAGAGAGGTTCGACTTTAAGTCGGCTGATTTGAGAACTTTTGAAGCAATTTCGAGAACATTAACATCGGCATATTTAGCAGAAAGACGTGAATGTGAAATTGTGACCGCAGCACGTGCCTTGGCGTACTGCGTTTTGAACCCTCCAAGCTCTTTTTCAAACTTCTTCCAAGATTCATCGAGCTCTACAGGGACTGGCTCTACTTGGGGGATAGAACGAGTTATAAACGCAAAATCACTCAGAGGCTCCAGGAACGAGTAATTCATTCATCACATTAATAAAAATGTCCTTAAGTATTAAATGATACCTGCTACTATAATTCTAGTTTTGGGTCTAGGCATAATTCTATTTGGAATTCAGATTATGTTTATGCCATCTCAGCGCAAGATTCCTACACAGGTAATCAAGTCGACAATCATGGTCGTTGGCGGGATGTACCTTGTGTTTTTCCTTTCGCAGCAGTTCTCCAGGGGAGGCAACTCGGGGGGGCTTCCTCCGGGATTTCATTGATGAATTCGATGGCGTCATCGAGGTGACTTAGACCCGGAAGGGCCCGTCCCAACTCTTCACGAGTCATGTCGAGTTTTATAAGAGCTTTGAGAAACTGAAACACGTTTGAATGTTCTCCAGCAATTTCCAATTTTCTTTTGAACAAAATTTCCCGAGTTTTGTCCAGAACGTCTTCGATACTTATGCCAGGATTTTCAATTTTTAATTGCCGAATGATATCAGCTCCAGAAAGATTCTCCATAGATATAATATAGATGGCTACTGACCTTAACACAATTTTCTTCTGGCTATTTGCTGTAATGTATGCAGCTCTGGGAATTGCAAGCTTCATAGAATACAAAACGCCTCAGGCGGAGGAGGGTGAGAATTACTTTGCCCTCATTTACATCATATTTGCGGTAGGACTGGCTATATATAAAATGATGGGACACTAGATGAAACATCTTCTTGGACGAGTCGATGGAGTTTGGGTTTCTCGAAGCGAAGATCTTGAATTAATTATGAACCGAATCGCTGAAAGGTGCGGGTTTACTGTTGTATCCCGGGCTTTTCACCAATTTGAACCAATAGGTACAACGGGTGTGCTCGTCTTGGCTGAGAGCCATTTCAGTGCTCACACGTATCCAGAAGATAACATGGTCTACATTGACGTCTTCTGCTGTTCTCCATCATTCAAGCCAGAGGATTGTGCGTGGGTAATTGAGCAAGAGTTTTCATGTACGAATTCTGAATGGAAGGTTGTAGCAAGGTAAAGTTTCGACTCCAAGATTACTGAAATAATCTTGGGGCCGAAGCCCGGCGAACCGGTTTCGACTTTTTTTTGTTTTTCGTTTAGTTGGAGAAGGCAAGGCCACCCATGCCAGACTGGATACGCAGGATGTTGTAGTTCACTGCGAACATCTTCTGCAGAGGGGTCGTGTAGTTGGTCTTCAGGTTCACTGCGACCTGGGCATTGTCGATACGAGAGAAGTTGCACGTGCCGGTTGGCTGGTGCTCCTCTGGCTGCAGGGCAAAGGAGTACACGTAGATACCAACATATGGCGTGCCCGTGTGGTAGACCAGGGGCTGGTACTGGTTGAAGTACTTGCCGATCTGCTCCTTGAAGCGGTCCTGTCCGTTGAGGATAACCTTGAAGTTGAGCAGAGGACCCGTCTCCCACCCGCCGCTCTGGGCCAGAGCACCCCAAGCGTTGGACGTACCCTCCTCGAACCAGTACACACCACCGACCGTGTTGGACAGCAGGGACTGGCCGGTCAGGGCAACAATGTTGGCGCTCAGGCGTGGGCAGCCAACCTCGTGGGGCATGGCGCCGATCACGGAGAAGGCGTTGGAAGACACGGTCACCTGCACGTTAGCGCAAGACGTGGAGAAGTTCCACATGCTGTTGTTGGCGGCAGCGACCGTGTTGGCGTAGCACCAGATCAGCTCCTTCACTGGGTGGTTGAAGGACAGGCGGATCGTGGAGCTGGCAGCGGAGATGGCATCACCGCCCGTGTGCTGGACCTGCTCAATCAGGTACTCGTGGCCCTTCTGGGCGAAGCGGCGGCGCTCCTCCGTGTCCAGGTACACATAGTTGGCCCAGACCTCCAGAGCGTTGGAACCGAAATAGCTGGAGTAGTAGTTGGTCAGGTCGAAATCCATGCGGACCTCGTGGTACTGCAGGGCAATCAGGGGCAGGTACAGGCCTGGGTTGCGGTTGAAGAAGAAGAGCAGTGGCAGGTACACGTAGGTCTTGTTCGTTGAGGAATCCAGGGTAACAGACGTGGAAGCCAGCTTGCCATATGCAATCTTGTCGGACTCGCCCAGGAACACCTCGGCGTACAGACGGAACCACATCTGGTAGTGCTTGTCAATGCGCTGGCCACCAATCGTCAGCTCGATATCGGCAATTGCACGCTCGGCAATCCAGCACGTGTCTGGAGCGAGAGTGTTGGTGGACGTGGTCGTCAGCAGAGAGCCGCTGGGAAGAAGAGCCACATACATATTACCGACCAGATCGCCGTTGCGGGCAATCGTCACGGACACACGGCCACCGTTGGTGGGGGTGCCGTTCACCGTCTGCTGGATGTTCTCCATCGCAAAGTTGGTGTGACGCTTGTAGACCGCCTGGAAAAAGGTCACCTTGGGCTGACCCGTGAGGTAAACATCCTGAGCGCCATAGGCTACGAGCTGCATAAGACCACCACCCATTTTGTAATATTAGCAAAGAAAAAAATTTTACGAGTTTCTCTAGTTCGAGAATGCCAGACCTCCAAGTCCTGATTGTATCCGAAGGATGTTGTAGTTCACGGCATACATCCGCTGGAGTAGATTCGTAGGCATACCCGTCTTCAGGTACACAGCCGCCTGGGCAATGTCTATACGGGAGAAGTTGCATGTACCACTTGGCTGAAGGTCCTGTGGCTTGAGAGCAAATGAATAAACGTAAATTCCTGGGTAAGGCGTGCCCATGTGATACTGGTACGGCTGATAGCTGTTAAAGTAATTCCCTGGCTGGGGAACAAACCGGTCAGTTCCGTTGAGAAGGAACTTGAACTGGTGAAGGGGGCCAACCTCGTAGCCATATGCTGTGTTTGAGTTGGGGAAATATGGCACGCCCTCTTCGATCCACATGGCGTTTCCTGTGAGGACATTGGACTGGACTGCAATATTGGACCCAGTCGTAACGGCACTGGTTTGATACACGTAAAGATTCGAAGAGTTTGTAAGGCTTGGCGGAATGAATAGTACAGGGGAACCTAGAGTATGAGGACTGACATTTGTACCGTTCAGGGCAATCTTATTCGTGTCGACGGTTACATTTACGTTTGCTGTACCACTCGTAAAGTTCCACATGGCATTTGTGTTCTGTGGGTACGATGGGTTCATGTAGCACCAAATAATCTCCTTGACTGGGTGATTGAACTGCATGCGAATAATTGAAGGGGCATTCTCACTTGAAACGCCTACTGGGTCGGGTGCTACGTACTGAACCTGCTCAATCAGATACTCATGGTTCAGCTTTGCGAATGCATCACGCTCCTTGGTGTCAAGGTACATGTAGTTTGCCCAGACCTCGATGGGGTTTGTTCCAAAATAGTTGGAAAAAACTGCTGAAATTTGGAAATCGATACGGACCTCGTGGTACTGAAGAGCAATCAGTGGGAGAAACAGACCTGGAAAACGGTTGAAAAAGAACATCAAAGGAAGATGAACCTTGGCAACGGACGTGTTTGTGCCTGTAAGGTTATTCTGATTCAGTGAGAGTGACGTCATTTTGCCGTAGTTTATCTTTTTGCTCTCTGGCAGAAAGACCTCAGCAAACAGGCGGAACCACGTCTGGTAATGCTTATCAATCAGCTGACCACCAATGTAAAGGCTAATTGAATCAAAAGCACGCTCTGCTACCCAGCACATATCTGCTACGGAATTGTTAGTCGTCAGCTGAGCTGCAGAAGTAGTCGTTGGAGTCAGGGCAACAAACATGTCGCCGACCAGGTCACCAGAACGGGAAATTACAACCGACTGGAGACCGCCGTTTCCACCAGCGCCTGACAGATTCTGCTGGACCAGCTCCATTGCAAAATTCGTGTGACGGCGATAAGAAGATTGGAAAAAGGTCACCTTTGGGCTGCCCGTCAGGTACACATCCTGGGCGCCATAAGCGACAAGTTGAAGCAAACCACCACCAGGCATTTAGTATTAGCTGCGAAAATAGTTTCATGCGAAAAATCAACATGCTTAATTTCTTGACCCAAATTACATGTCTCGCCGTGCCCAGCCCCCACCCAAGCCCATGCCCGAGGAGGAAATTGATCTGGATGAGGAGGATGATGAGATGGAGGAGTACCCTGATATGTTCGAGGCTCTAGGCAGCCTCCTGGCGACTGATGAGGGTGAGACTATCGCCACTGCGCTCGTGTCCACCAAGGATGCCACAGAGCGGATTGCAACGAGCCTAGAACTCCAGAACAAGATTCTCGTAAAGATTCTTTCTGCAATTGGCAAGGCTTCCGTCTGCAAATGTGTGTCAGCCCCTCCTTCAAGCCCTGTGGAGGAGACGGCTTAAAAAAGACCGGTGCTAATAGAACATGGAGGTTCACACAATAAACCGTGACATTACGCCTGAGCACGTTGAGGCTATTCGAAATGTCAAACAAACAAATGAAGTCAACACGTGGACCGAACAAGATTTTTGCACCTATATTTTGAAAATGGAAAAAGAATCTTTGTTTCATGCTCGGGGAAATTCACTTGCAGCTGCGAATGCTTGGGCGTTCGTCTTGTTTCCAGTGTCCCAGAGGCGAGACTCTGACAAGTTTCCTATTGAATACAAGGAACGCGAAATTCGAGACAGTAAGGACCTGTACATTAACAAATGCAGGAATATCTTGGCTCGAATTGAGTCTATGGGAATTAGTAAAAATTCAAGCAAGGACATTAACGATGACGAGTTTACTCTCGAGTTTCGTGTCCGCCGGCTCATAACAGACCGCAAGGAGATGTTTGAGCAGTTTAAGAATTGGGACAGGCGTTTCAATCGGATCAACAACCCGACTCTTGCGATTGATGACAGTGACACATCTCTGAAGGATGACGAAACCACGAGTCCGTATCAAAAGCTGCTTTTGTATCTCCTTTCCAAGGCGTATGACGAGGGCTATCGTCGGTACAAGGGTCAGTGTTGTGTGCAGATTCGCAACACTCGGGCGTGGCGACCGGTCAAGGAGATTAAGAAATTCATTTACGACACGACTCAAAAGGAGGATGAGCCCGAGCGTTGGAAGCAGCTCACGAGCCGTGGAAATCTCGTTGCGGATCTCGAGCGTCACTTGAACAACTGTCACGACTTTCAGTTTCAGGAAATTCAAAAGGATCGGCACGTTTGGTCGTTTCAGAATGGTCTGCTCGTGGGAAAGGACTGGGACGCAAAGACTGAACAGTATCGCATCAAGTTTTACCCTTACAACTCTCACGAATTTCACGAGCTCGACCCGACTCTTGTAAGCTGCAAGTACTTTGACCTTCCGTTTGACCCTCACGATGACAAGGAGGACTGGTACACTATTCCAACTCCGAATATGCAGCTTGTTCTTGATTATCAGAAATTCGAAGAGGCTGTGTGTCGGTGGATCTACGTCTTCATCGGTCGTCTGTGCTTTGATGTAAACGAGCTTGACGGGTGGCAAATTATCCCGTTCCTCAAGGGTATCGCCCAGTCTGGAAAGTCGACGCTGATCACCAAGGTCTGCCGCAAGTTTTACGAGTGTGAGGATGTCGCGACTCTTTCGAACAATATCGAGCGTAAATTCGGTCTCTCAAGTATTTACAAGGGGTTCGTCTTCATCAGCCCAGAGGTCAAGGGCGATCTAGCGCTCGAGCAGGCAGAGTTCCAGTCTCTCGTGTCTGGCGAGGATGTGAGCATTGCGCGCAAGAATGAGTCGGCTGTGAGTTTGCAGTGGAAGACTCCAGGTATTCTGGGCGGGAATGAGGTTCCAAACTGGAAGGACAACTCAGGATCAATTCTGCGCCGTCTTGCAACCGTCAACTTTGGGCGCCAGATTGCTCCGGAGGTTTCTGACCCACACCTGGAGCACAAGCTCGAGAAGGAACTTCCTGCAATCATGTGCAAATGCATTCGGGCCTACCTCGATTATGCTCACAAATACGCAGACAAGGACATTTGGAATGTTCTTCCAGGATACTTTCGTAAGATTCAGACCCAGATCGCAACAGTCACCAACTCGCTCCAGCATTTCCTGTGCTCCGAAAAGGTTCGGTTCGGAAAGGACCTCTTCATTCCTCAGAGGACATTTGTTACGCACTTCAACACGCACTGCCGCGAGAACAATCTTGGGACGGTGCGTTTCAACCAGGACTTTTACGCAGGTCCGTTCAGCTCGCGCGAAATTGAGGTCAGGACGGAATCGCGCGAGTACAACGGGACTTTGTACTCTTCACAGCCTTTCATATTTGGGATCGATATTCCAATGACAGATTAAAATATGCGAAACATAGTAGATGGCAGAGGCGGCTCGAAAGATTCAGGCAATCTTCCGGAGAAAAAGGAATTCTTCGGAAAATACCGGACTAGGATTTAAAATTTCAAAACCATCTGTAATATCAACAATTAGTACTTTAAAGATACCAGTAACTCTGAGTTCTATATTTGAATCAGCTCCTGTCGGCTTCACAGAGGTTGCAGGATACCTGACTCTGCGTTCAAAACCTCGGATCCGGTATGTAAAAGGGCGCGGGTGGATAGGTGAAGGCGCGGAACATGTCAAGTATGTCGCAGCCAAGCACGGAAAGACAACCGTTGTGTTTCAGTCAAGTCAGATACAGATAAGTGGTCCCGCAAATTACGAGGAAATTTATCGGCTCTGCATAAAGAACAAGTGGGTGCCAGCAGCTACTATACGTATGACGCCTACAATCAATAACATTAACGGCAAATTCAAAGTGAACAAGTCTATCGACCTTCCAGTATTTCGCAATTATATAGTTCACAATATTCCCGAAGGCATGCTCGAAGAAAAACCAAAGGAGATACTTCCAGAGGTACGAGCTCCCGCGTTGACTGTAAAGTTTGCCAAGCCCAAGATTACATTTCAGTTTTTTTCCAATGGAACAATTCTGTTCTCTTCAAAGTACGTAGATATCCCGCCAGAACTTTTCAAGCAGTTTTTTACAAAGTACAAATTTTACGCAGATGAGGTGTTTGGGTCATACGCATCAACACGGGCCATGAACAGGAACCCGTCCGCGGGCACGTGGGACAAACTCATAAGTCCTGTCCCGCGTGGGTGGTACATTCGTCCAGGTCCAGACGGTCAGCCCCGCCTTTATCCATATGAGTACTACCGCAAACTTGAACAGGGACCTACCATTCTCAACGGCACGGTGGATCTCGGGCCACTCGCAACCAAGGTGCGCAAGGCGTTCGAAGCAGCCGGACAGCCCATTCCCGAATCAACTATGCGAATCTTCAGAAACGCAGGAGCTCCGCTCAATGTCGCGTCGAACAAGACGGAGTACTCGGGTCCTGCCGCGCGGCGCGCTTCAAGCTGGAACGCAGTCAAGAACGGATACTACGTGCGCCCGGGAGCTGGCGGACAGCCTTACTTTTACGCCATTCCCAAGGGGATAGCAGCTGGTCGCAAGACGGTCATATCCACCTACACCAAGGCTGGCCGAAATATTCCAAAAGCTGTTCGGGAAATTTTTAAAATTTCCAACAATGTAAAAATAAATAATTCAAAAAAGTTTCACAACTTTACAAAGGAGAAGAATGGCTCACTCAAGATTAACGGAAAGCAGGCAACGCGCCTCACAAAGGCGGAGCTCATAGCCATTGCACGAAACGCCAATATCGCACAAGTGAATGCCAAGATGAAGCCGGCGAATATAATTGCTCACATAAAATCCAAGGCATTCCCGTTGAATATTAAAATGCCAGCCCCGCCCAAGAAACCGAGCCCGCAAGGTTCCGTGTCATCCGAGGGGAATAATAACTTTGCACTTGAGTTGAATTATCAATATAAAATTAGACAAAATTTGGGAAATAATTTGTATCACAACGGAAACGAAGCAGAGTTTATGAAAATTTACAAGAGCCTGCCGACGGGTGCACGAGGGAAGCCACTCAAGGCGGACATAAACTCAGCCTACAAACGGTTCATAAAGAACCAGTACCTGTTCCGCGGGCGTGAGTTTCCCAAGAAGCCTCGTGCGCCCAAGAACCAGACACTCAATTATGTTTATAATATTCCTAAAAACTCTGCAAACTTTTCAAACGCGCTAGAAATTGCTGGATTGAACTCGAAGAAGAACTGGACATGGAATGAAATTCGTGCAGCCGTCAAAGGAAAAATGACGGATGCGCAATTGAAGAAACTCAAAGCAAAATGGAATTCTAACGTGGTCGCAAAGGCGCCACCCACTGGCGCAGTCGGTCGTCTGAAGCGCAAGGTCAAACGCACTTGAGAACGTCAAAAATCTTGTACAAAATATTGAAAAGTTCCTTCTCTGAAGAAACATCACGTGGCTTGATAATTTCAAGCTCAATTTGATAAATTGTGTCGTCATCAGAATCCTTGTCGTCAGGAGTTCCCTTGATGATTGTTAAATCAATAGACAAATTCTTCCGAACAAAAGACCAACGCTCCTTGTCCTTTTGCTCGGTGCTCACCTCCTCCCCGTCATACTCCCACGGCTCCTCTGTGGAAATACCAAGCCGCACATCCAGGCTCGAATCCTCAATCTTGAAGTCGTTTGTGCACACCCGAGACTTTGTGCACCCGTCCTGCTCGTCAGACTCCTCGTCGACCGTGAGACGGCGGGACCCCTCAAAGTAATACACAGTCGCCTTGGAATGCCGGCTCGTTTCCCAGCCCTCGTACTTTACAAGAGCACGGAAAACCTTTTCAAAAGCATCCTTTCCTACATTTGTATCAAAGGTGGTCTTGGACTTGCGACCGAGCCGAATCTCAACCTCCACATTTGGAAGGTTCTTGTACTTTTGGATGAGCGGATCCCACTCATTGAACAAATTGCGACTCTGAGGGTGCATCTTTCTGATAGAAACAAAACGCTCCATCTCTCTAAGAGATGAGAGGACTCGTGAATCTCGGCAACACATGCTATTTCTCCACGGCAGTCCAGTGTCTTGCACATGTTCCACCTCTTTCAAAATATTTTTTTGAAAATTCCTATAATGGAAATTGTGAAATTACAAAAGAATATCGTTCGGTGGTCATGGATCTGTTCAGGGTCCAGACGGGTCCAGTGAACCCTGAGAATCTCTTGAAGGCATTCCGTTCAAAGTTTCCAGACTTTGCTCATGGACAGCATGATGCACAGGAGGTGGTCATAATTCTTTTGGATGTATTTGAGAATTCATTGGGAAAGGAATTGATCCAAGGAATTTTCAACGGACAAGAAACTCAAGAAGTGGCATGGTCTGGTGGGAAGACGAGCCGGGTCAATCCATTTACTGTACTTTTGATCGATGTTGATTGCGAGGATGAACTTGAAACACTCGTAAACAGGCGTCAAGACCCAGTGGCTCTAGAAAACTACACGGATGATTCGGGGCAGACGCATGCGGTAGCGGCTATTCGGAACCAAGTGACGAAATGGCCAAGAGTTCTTGGTATTTCCTTTTCAATGTATGATCGTAAATTTCCAATTCACATCCCCCTTGAATTCAAGGGTCTCCGACTCTTCTCGTGTATAATCCATCACGGCATACGGAACGGAGGACACTATGCTCTTCTCGTACGTCGGTATGATTCGTGGTACATAAAGGATGATGAAAGTGTTCGGCAAGTTCCCGAACCAAAAGACCTCAAGGGGTCGTTCTACATGGCATGGTATCGGTAAAATTCTTTCAACTCAATTGCTTCGCGAAGATTTATAATAGTTCTAAAATACGTGCGCCGATTATTCGCATAGGTCTTGTCCGTTCTTATCTTTTCAACAAACCATCCTAAATTTCCGTACCCACATTCTACTATAGATCCATCGGGTATATCCACCTTTTTGTGCAAGGCTGCTTCCAGAAAAGGTATCCCTTTGTGTTGTACATATAAATTCGCTCCAGACATTATTGCAAAATCAATAGTGATCCTGTCCCGGGGCTTCCACTTAAACATGGTTTCATGAGTTCCTGTACGAATAGGCTCATTCACAGGTGTCATGACTATTCCGTCAGTTTCGTATTCAAACGAATCAAGAGCCGGCATGTCCTTGATGGAGGTTAGGGGCCACATAGTCTTGACTCGAATCTCAAATTCAGCTCCAGCAGTTTTTATAATTCCTTTGACGAGTTTGCGAGCCGCCTCAAGGCGTGCATCAAGTGGGGAATTCACAAGGTCTGTTCCTTTGACCCTGACTGCGTCGTAGACAAGGAAAACCTTCTTTCCCGCATTGGTAACCACAAGCTCACCATCAAGCAGCGTATCCTTGGGAACACGGATTTTTACAGGTTCTGAAACAAAAGAACGGTTCACAAGAAAGACACCATCAGCAAAGCTTGCAAGCAGGTGACGAACTCCATCGCTTTTTTCGCATACTAAATATGACTGTTTCTCGAGGAGCGGGAAATGACGCCGCTCTATAGAAACAGGCTGGGGACCTGGGAATCTGTTTCCCGTGAGTCCCCAAGAATTCATGATGAATTCCTCCATTTTGACTTGTATAAATTACAAATAAAAACTCTAAGTGAATAGTATGTCAACACTTGGTTCTAAGATGACAATTTTCATAGCGATGGCTTATGTGTGCTGTTGTGTATGCATTTCCTTGGGTGTATTCCTCTGGCCAAGTGCAAAGCCAAAACAGACCACATACACATGTCCCCCAGGGCAATCACTCACTTCCGCATCTCTCGCATGCATCAATGGAGGCGGTTCTTCGTGTTCTGTGGTGTGCTATACTCCATGTTCAGATGACCAGGTTATGACTTCAGCTTCGATGGCATGTTTGAATGCGGGTTCTTCAAATTGCTCTACATCATGTTATACTCCTTCCAAGTCTTCAGGTTCTTAGGGCTCGAGCGAAACACCGGATGATTCAAGGATATTTCCAAAACATTCGTGAACATAGTGACACACAACATTGGCTCGTGTCGCTGCCCCAATCTTTATACCCTGTGCGCGAAGACATTCGAACATTGCGTAGTTATCATGCAAAGGTAAACTCACGGGTGTCTTTCCTCCGCGGAGTTTTTTGTCCACAGGCTTGGCGTCCATGGCCCACACACGAGCAGATGTCTTTGTGCATTCGTAAAGTCCGTCGGAAATCTTTTTGCTCACTTCGGTATCAAATACAAGACCACGCTGAGAAGCGGGCTCGCTCGAACCTTCACGAGTTTTTTTCGCAAACATGTCCCAATCAATACCCTCCTTAACCGAAGGGAAGACAATGACGCTTACACCATTCTCAAAAGGGGAAACGACACGGTGAAGCTCCTCGTTGTTTAAATTTGTACCATAATCCATCCAGAAGATGCGCTCTCCAGATTTTATAATCTTTGGAAGGCACATCTTGTCATCTACAAAATGGATCTCAATGTGAGTTCCACGCTGCATACAGAGCATGTGAATATTCATAGCTGTATGAAGCGTCGTTGCGCTAATTGATTTATTACGAGTCACCATGCAGAGGTGAAGAATCTGCATTTTTAATTTAAGAGAATCTAAGCCTTAAGTCTCTCTTCAAGAGTTCCCTGAAACCGCAAGTTTCCTACGTGTCCCAGGACCGTCATGCAGTCTGCAAAGATCTGGCCACCCATCTGCTGCCACCGGCGACAGAATGCATAGTCCTCTGAAAGATAACGCCGTGTCTCTGGATCAATCATACAGTCAAAAACTGCCACGTAAGTGTCGAGATCCTTGTTTTGGTGGTCATTTACACAATCAAGCTCTGGGTACTTTTCAAACATTTTTTTGAAAACCTCCCGCTTGATACACATGAACCCCGTCGGGCCGTCAAGCACCTCGGCAAACCCATCTCTAATTTGGGTCTGTTGATATTTGAAATTCATCACAAGAGCTGCAGAAACGCGAGCAAGATCCTTTTTCGCCCCCTTCTTGACCTCTGCCTCTGCCTGATCCCACATGACCGTCTTCTTGGGATACGCAGCAACCGCTACGTCGTGCCCAGATTTGATAAGACGGATGACTGCTTCAGGATCAAAGTGAATGTCCGCATCTATGAAGAGGAAATGGGTCGCTTGAGTTTTCTGATAAAATCGAGCAACTGCAATATTACGCGCGCGGTGGACAAGGGACTCATTTTCTGTAGTGTCGAGTAGCATCTGATACCCGTGAATGGCACAGGTGCGCTGGAGACGAAGCATGGACTCTGCATAGGCTTGGAGACAAATACCTCCATAACAAGGGGTTGCAACGAAAAGAGTTACAGTCATTACACTACAATAGTTTCTTCTCCTTAAGCTCTGCTCTCACTATTGTTTCAATCTTCGACAAAGTTGGAACTGAAACGTCACAAATTTTGCAAATACTTGCGCGATCTATCGCGCCTGCAAGCACTACAAATATAACTGCGCATGCGATAGCCTTGGGAGTTCTTCCCATGAGCTCCACAGACTCCTCGAGCTCTTTGCAAAACCGAATAACCTTCATCTTCGTCTTGCCCTTTTCTGTATCTGGAAGCTGTATGTCGTTGAAGAAGCGCGGGACGAGGTGCGCCGCAGTCATCACGTGGACCTTTTCGTCCGGTACCTGCTCTTGATACATCTCTGTAGTTCTCGACAGATCGCGAACTGGAATTCCAAAGGCGTCTGCAATCTCCTTTGTGCTTCGCGATATGTTGTGCTCCCTACACGCCTGAAATATGCAATTTGCCTTGACGCCGTTGCGAACCGCCCCGCGAGTGAGTACTGCTTCGTTGAATTCCTTGTACTTGATTTTTGCAGAATACATGACGGTGTCCGGCAACCCCAGAACCCGTGAGCCAATGTCCATCAACTGCTGATAGGCATGGAAGAGTGCCCGGTCTCGGTGGTGCATACTCAGGTGGTGGTGGATCCGACTCATACGGGCCGACGCATAGGACCCAGACTTGGGAACAATCTTTGTCCCCATCCCCCAGGATGCGGAAAAGTGATCCGTGTTCACAGGTGCACCCACCCGAGACGGATCCTTGTTTCCCGTGTCTGGATCCCCGCCTGAATTCCACTCAGGCTCGTCAGACAGGTAATGTGAGTCGACCCGTCCGCAACTCGTACACACAGGCAGATCATAGATGACCTTGACCCCTCCACATGGACACTGCCAGTGCGCAACAATCTCTTGGACCGTCTCGTTTTGGGAACGAAATTCATCGAGCAGCGCCCAGCTCTTCTCTATTTCATCCATTTTGGACATTCCAGGGATCGCGGAAACCTGGCGGGGAAAAAACCTCAATTCTCTTTATATGAACTCGTTCGTACCAGTCGTAGATCACGCCAAGCGTGCAAACATCGAGTCTATCCGTTCTAAATCTCCATTTAGCATTCTCAATATTGTGGCAGTTGTCGCCATTCTGATCATAGGTTACTTCCTGTACAAGAAGTTTACCCAGAAGTTTAACAGTGGTGCAATTAAGATTCAGCGCCCTCCTCGCCCTCGCCCAGCTCCCAAGGTTACGTTCAAGAAACCAGTGGTTGAGGAGAGCAGCAGCGATGAGGAAGAGGAGGAGGAGGTCCCAGTCGTCGAGGAAGTTGAGTCAAAGGATGAGTAATTTACCAGATACCGTCTACAACTTTGTATTCCAAACACGCACTTGAATCAAAGTACACATCTCGCTTGAGAATCTCATCAAGTTTTTCAGAAGGTATCACAGTTTCTTCAAGATAAATTTCCTTAAATTTTTTCATAAAATTTTCCAGATTTTCCATCTGGTCTTTGAAGTCCTCGTATTTGCCCCACGTTCCGTCAAGGTTCAGTTGGTGGATCATCACATACGAGTTCTTTGTCATGTACCTGGTCCTCCCTCCCATGAGGATGAACGTCGCTGCAGACGCGCATACCCCGTCAGCAATTGTCCGAACCTTGCATCGCTTCATAGAAGTGATGCAATCCATGGCACTCAGTCCTGCATGCATGTCCCCTCCATCGGATCTAATGAATATCCGAATCTCAGGTTTGATATGGTCAAGTCCTAGATCGAGATGCTTCTTGACCAGATCAATTTCTAGATTTTTTAATTTTAAATTTAATTCAAGAACTGTCGCTTCACATACTTCACAGTGAAAGTAAATCTCCGACCCCTGAACCTTGACAAACTCTTCTACGGCGCACTCACACATTTCTTCAAATGACTTACGGTCTTAGCCTTTAACTTGCGGAACAGGCTCAGGTGGTTCAGCAAGTCTATATCCTCTTTTTTGAACCCGTACTCATTGAGAAGACCAGTTTCACCCTTGTCTATGTAATCCATGAGAAGGAGCGTTCCGTCGAGGTCTTGATGCATCCTGGGAACTCGCTCGTACATGGCCTTGATCTTCTTGCGACGCATGCACATGTTCTGATACTTGGTCCACGAGCTCCCCGGTTTGAGGTTCTGTCCAAGGGTGTGACCAATCTCAATTGCTGGAAGAATGCATCCCCAGATGTTAAAGTAGGGAAGGAGCTCCCAGTCTCCAGAGTACACGACATCTTCTATAATATCAGCACTGCTCAAGAGGTCAGAAACTTTTTCATAATTTACATTTTGTGAATCTAGATAATTTGCATTAATAATTGAAGCCATATTTCCAGGCTCAGCAAGAGGATGACCTATGAAACGTGCAGGGTTCACTCGTGTTGTTTTAGACACAAGAGATGTTACAAAATCTTTCGGTCCCTGGAAGTCATCTTTGAAATCTGATTTAAAAGTACTCGCTTGGATGACCCAGCGTATATCGCCTCCCGATGCATCAATCATTGCATCTGTCGCATCAGGAACTATACGTTTCATGTCTTCACGAGTTGGTACAGGGAAATTATATGTTACAATTTCAAAATCAAATTTTACAGGAATTTGTGATATTACAATAAAGTAACTTTCTGTGGGCACCTCTGTAATCTCTTTGAGTCCAACGAGACCGACGACGCATTCATATTCATCCAAAATTACTGGAATTTTTGTTCCACGAATTTTGTTCAAAAGTTCCAGAGTCTCTTGCTTCGACTTGAGCGTATCGGCTGTAATCTCTATGCATGGATCCAGCGCGTCATGGACTGCCCACGTTTTACCTATGCCCGTCTTTCCTAGGATACACACAGCGCGCCCAAGTTTCGTAAATTCATAGTCCTTTTTTTGTAAGTCATTTCTAAAGTAGCGATCCATGTTGTCAGACGACGAGACGGATGAGCCCTTTAGTAAACAGATACTAAATATGGTACTCGATAATAACGCAGTAAGGGCTGCGTACCCTTGGTTAACAGGCTACATTGTTTTTAACGTCATCATACTTGCTCTCCTAATTTATATAGCTGTAAGAATTAGTTTCAGATGACTGTAACTCTCAAAAAATCCAATAATGCAAAGCATAAATTCATGGCTCAATTTCCCGATGGAACCATCGTGAGATTCGGAGCCAAGGGTTACTCGGATTATACGATTCACAAGGACCGTGAACGTATGAAGCGGTACATTATGCGCCACCGTAAGACGGAAAACTGGAGACGATCTGGAGCTAAGAGCGCAGGCTTTTGGTCTCGGTGGCTTCTCTGGTCAGAACCAAATTTTCAACAAGCGCTCAGGAAGACGGAGAAAGTTCTCGGGCAGAAAATAATATACAAATAATACAATGGATGCATTCATTGCAATTGTAAATGTTGCAATTTGCATTTTTGCCTTTATAAAAGGTGCTTCATATATAAGAGACGGAACAAACCCTAGAGACAATTGGTGGAACGCAAATGCTGCAATGGTCGCTATAGCTTCAATAGGTATTATATTAAACTTTCATGTAATTATAAAACCCTCACGAGCTGCCCCGCTTGGAGAGTTCATGCCCTCTGTCGCCCCATCCGCCGCCCCCGCTGGAAATCTTCCATCAATAGAAGAATCACTGTATCGTCAATCACAACTAGCTGCAGAACGTGCGAATCATCTTGTAAAAAGTGCTCAACTTCTCAAAGAGATTAATCAAGCCTGAGAAAGTGTAGCACTCAATCGAGCAAACGCCTGAGGTGTCTTGTTCGTGTCGTACTCCATAGTATTCTTAGCAGCTATGCCAATTGATCCCGCCTCTGCAAATGCATCCTGGTTCGCCCCCATGTACACAAACTTCCAGCCCTCATTCGTCTTCTGGTCCACGAGGTCCTTGATGTGAGCCTTGGTGAACTTTTGGGAAGAATTCTCAAGACCGTCCGTGAAGATTGCAACCACCTTGGTTCCGGAAGAACTCTTAATAAATTGACCAATAGCATCCAATAGAGCTGTTGACCCACGAGGCGTGTACGTCTTCTCGGTCAGTGGCTGAACATCCGACATTTTGACATCTGAATAGGAGACAAGATACTCGTGATCGAATTGAACAAGAGTTAGAGTCGCATTTGGATCCTGCTCCTTTACAAACGAGTTGAACCCTCCAATGACGTCACTACGGCACGAATCCATAGAGCCAGAGCGATCGAGAAGGAAGGCGAATGAAGCCATGTTTACTTGTTATACAAGAGGTCCACAGCCTTAACTGCCGCTGCACCCACGAGTGCAAATGTATTGGTCGCCACTGTATCTGCGACCCAACGAAGTCCCTGACACGTGGGGGAAGAGTACGCAAAAATTGAGGTTACAAAACCGGCACAGTTTTCATAGTACAGACGTTCACTCAACCACCGTATAACGTGAGAGCCAAGGACAATGGCTACCAACTTCATTATCAAGTTTGCATGCGTTCCCTCTAAGTTTGCTCCCAAGCGCAAATTTGTGAACTTTTCGCTTCCTAAATTCCGCCAAAAGCTTGGGGAGTTTAAGGATCCGGACATGGCGAGTTGGATCAACAACTTGTACCAGGACCGGACATTCAAGACGAGAGATGAGTTTAACCAGGCATATGATTTCGGAGATTCATACACGCTCAACTGGGGAAACAAGCCCATGGTCATTACGAATGATGATTTGACCGAACTGAGCCAACAGTTCGAGTCCGGGGCGTTTGACGACGGGGAGAAGGCGCAGATCGAGAAGCTGATCGGACGGATGCGGACCGTGATGTCCGCGGAGAAAGTGGTGTTCGTGTACTAAGATTGAGAGCCATAAGATCAGGGTTAATATTTTTAAATCCAAATTTCCTGTACCATATTCGAACTCGTTCCTCTGTAGGTTCTAGAAAGATGTACTTGAGTTTCCGACGCTTCGCATCTTTGATAATTTGCGCAAGGAGCTCGGACCCGTAGCCTTGACCTGGACGTGCCCCTATCAGGAATATATAGGCACTCCCTCCAAGATTAGGAAGGTTCTTGCCCATTATGGCAAACCCAGCAAGTTTACCATTCTTGTGAATTGCATAATTATTTCCACGTAGGGGGTTTCGTATCATGCTCCAAAACCATGGCTCTCCGATACTGTTCTCTACAATTTTATAAATTTTATGTCTTTTACCTTTCAAAATTGTACCCCGAGGTCCACTCGTTATCACCATTAAAAAGGGTAAATATTTTTTTCACATGATATATCAGGATGGAATCTATAGCATTCCAGATTGAAAATCGTAAAAACGAAAACGTCGACGCGCTCATGGACACCATAAAGGATTGGTGTGAATACAAAGGCATAAATTATCAGAGATACGACGGATACAGAGATGACATGGTTCACTACTGGTGGAAGGTTTTCAAATTAAATGATCTTATGAATGAAAACCCATCGTGTGAATATGTACTATGGTTTGATTCAGATATTTACATCTGGGACTTTGAAAAGGATCCACGGAAGATGATGGACCCTGACATTGACTTTATCGCTGCACATGACCCGGATGATCCAAAAGATTCGGAAGACTGGTTCAACGCGGGGGTCTTTTGTGTAAGAAATAACGACGGAGGAAAAGCTCTTGTACAAAAGTGGATGTCTTTGTATGACCCGTCAAAATGGTCACGGGACGCCGAAGGAAAGTGGAAGACGGATGATCGGTGGGCAGGTCCAAACTACGAGCAAGGTGCGTTTTGTGAACAGATTTTACAAAAACCAGAATTCAAAAATAAAATTAAAATACTTCCTTCAAACACATTTAATGAACTTTTTGAATGGCACAATCCAAAACCCGAGTGCTTTTCAGTTCACCTCATGAGAGGACTCGCTCAAAAAACGGGTATTTTGTGTATATGGAGACACAAAATTGAAGCTCTTTTTGTGTTTTTTTTAGTTGTTGTAACTGTTATTGTTATAAAAGAACTGATATCTAGATTATTACATGCCAGTTGAACTTATGGGTTTCGGAATATTTGTAGGATCTATCCTTTTGATAACGTCTCTCGCGTTCACGTACCTTGAACGCCGTCTTCAAGCTATTGAGGAGATACTTCACGACGAGTGATGAGATACAATATTTCCTGGACCTCGCCTCGACCCTCGCCAGTCTTTGTCCCACGCCCAGTGTACCGCTGATAGGTTCGAACCTGACGCTCAGTTGCGTAATCGGCAAGTAACTTTTGCCAATCCGCCTCTCCCAAAATGCCCTCGTCGTTATAAGACACGAGCACATATTTGGAGACGCGCGTAGATTCTTTTAGGAGATCCTTCATAGCATCGAAGACATAGCGCTTCGAGTTGTAATCAGACTTGACGCGATCTTTGGGCAGTCCCGTCACTTGGTTCACATTTGTAGGACGCTCATTCTTTGCCACAACGTTTAGAAGAAAATAGAACGCCCCATATTCGTGATGATTGTACGGCGGGTCATAATAAATCAAATCGAGAGACCCGTCGGTCATTGTCTTGATGAGATCATTCGTTGACATGTTGTGCGTGTGAATTTTCGCATCAGAGGTGTGCCAAATTGGGCACTGCAAGACAAGTGGATCAGTTCGGTTATTTGAAGAAAATGTCCCTACGTCATTCTTATCCTTGATAAATGCCCTGAAATGTCCCATACTGTTTGCGTGAATAGCCATCTGGACCAGGATTGGGACAAGACACCAATCCTTGAGATCAGGTTCGACGGTGTCTACATATTTGCGCCACGTGTCGATACGCAGAGCATTCTCATGAGTGAAGAAGCACCTCTCCCCGTGCTTAATGTCCTGAGTGTCTGCAGGGGCATAGAGCTCCGTCACAAGTCCGGGAGTCCATTCCTGTAACTGGTTCATAGTCTCAATGTGATACCGGATGGCGCGTTGCTGCGTCTCTGTAGGATTCTTCAAAAAGCAATTTGCTGCGAGATACGAATATAACTCGAGATCGTTCGAGTGGAGCTCAGAGGCGTGTTCGACGAGAGCCCGCGCAACAACGGTTGATCCTGTGAACCCATCCATGAGCCTGAGCTTGTCCTTTCCAAGCCGCACCTTGACGTCATTGACTGACTGGACAATTCCGTCAAGAAGCTTTCGCTTGTTTCCTAGATATGTATACATAGGCTGGTGAATGTAATGCTCCATGTTTTAGTAGGGACTATTTTCTTTAATTAAGCATGCATGTTGCATGTCGGCAAACTGCCGGGACAGTTCAAGATGCCATGGGTAAAGTACGCACAGGGCAAAAAGGAAGCTTACACTGCTCACGGTCAAAGCGGCTACTGGAATCCATTTTAGAATTTTAGAATTTCTTGGAGAGAAATTTTCAATTTCCATAATTTAAAATTATAAATTAATTACAGACTCTAGCAATTGTATTTTTTGATTCAAGAGGTCCTGGATTTGTGTGACGTTGGATGATGTATACATGTTCTGAAGTTTATACAAACGCTCAAGGGTACTTGAATAAAGAGTTACATTTGTCTTGTCCATTGAGGCAAGTTGTGTTTTAAGATTTTGTATTTGATTTTGGACAGTGTGAAAATGGGTTGCGCCCAGACTTGAAAGTTGTTGATTTATTTGGGCAAGCTGATCAGACATTTACATTTATTAAGATGAAAAATTAGGGAGGAACCGTGCGCTCGGGTCTGTAGCATTCGACCACTTTGGCATCCACATGTGAGGGCACAAGTGTTTGTTCCGTCCAAAGTATTGCTCAAAGATGCGGTAGTACTTATCCTCTCCCCAACTCTTGAGCGCGTTGACCCAGTCGTACCCTACTGCGTCACTCATCCCATTCTTCTGGCGCCAGCAAATCTCACGGGGAAGAATATCCTCAAACGCCTCGCGCAAAATGTACTTTTCCCATTTTCCTTGAGGCATCTTTAGTTCTGGAGAAAATCCATCCATAACATAATCGATCACATCACGATCAAAGAATGGAACGCGCAGCTCAAGCCCATGTGCTGCAGTCGTGCGGTCTGCCCGAAGCACGTCAAAGAGATGGACCTCTCGAACAAGGCGCGTTGTGTCGCCTAGAAAGGCTTCCACATTTGGCGCACCGTGAAAGTACAGGTACCCTCCAAAGAGCTCGTCAGACCCCTCACCGCTCAGAACCACGCGGATATCGGTATTCTCCTTGATGTATTTGCTCAAAAGATACATGGGAATTGATGCCCGGATAGTAGTCGTATCAAACGTCTCGATGTGCCAGATGACGTCACGGATAGCATCGAGACCTTCCAGAATAGTAAACTTGACTTCAGTGTGATCAGATTCAAGAAAGTCAGCCATCTTGCGAGCCGCCAGCAGGTCCGGAGAACCCTCGAGACCTATGGAAAAGGTTCGAATCTTTCCCAAAAACTTCTTTCCAAGTGCCGCAATTATCGAAGAGTCAAGCCCTCCACTCAGGAAAAAACCGACAGAACGTTCGGTATTGTGAACACGCTTCTCGACAGCCTCAGTCAACAAGTGACGGATGTGGCTCCTTACAAAGTCCACGTCGTCATCATCTCGTGGGTGATCCCAGTAGTTGGGTGCCCAGCAAATGAACCGGTTGAGTTTTGGGTCATAGAGATGACCGGGTGGGAAAATTTCCACAAGACCCCCGATGTGCGTCAGAGCCTTGATCTCAGATGCGAAAGAGATACCCCCGGGGTACTTGCAGTAAAAGAGCGGACGGACGCCGACACGGTCACGAGCTGCCCACATGTGCTCACCATCTGTGTACACAAAGGCGAAATCACCGCTCATAAGTTCGCACGCGCGGAAAAGACCGTGCTCCTCAATCAGGGGCAAGATGACGTTACAGTCAGACTCTCCAGGTGCGCCCCCGAGCTCTACGTGATTGTAAATTTCAGCATTTGCAATGAGATGTTTACCGTTGCATTCGATGGGCTGGCTTCCTACACTTCCTAGACCATTGATGGCAAGACGCCAAAACATGAGATGCATGTCACCGACACAAACATGCGAAAACGCATCTGGACCGCGGTGGGTCAATTTGTTTGCGGGAGGGGGCTTCGTTCCGGCGAAGATTCCACACATCTTTTAGATTACTCACGCTGTCTATCTTTAAGAAACGTACTTGAAACACTCCCATAACTTGGATGACCTCTTGGAGATTGCTGAGAATTCCTGGATTGTGTAATTATCCGACATTGACCTATTACACTTTGCACAAATTGGGCGAAGGTTTTCAATGTCCATCGTGCCCCCTCTGCTCTCAGGAATGTCATGACCCGTCTCGAAATCAAAGACTGATATGATATTTTCGCACCACGTCACAAGACACTTGTGCTCAAATTTACGCCCTATGTAGGTTAGCCACACGCGTTCACGAAGAGCCCGAGGAATTGTCGCTTTCGTCATACTTTAAATAAAATCCAAGTCTTTAATATGAAGAGACATCCACGGCACATTGTAGTCACAAAAAGTTGGCCTGAAAGATATTTTGCAGGTCTCACGAGACCCCTCAAGTTGGCTCGCGAAAAGGAGCTTCTCAAGAGACGGGCAACCCCTTACAAGAAACTGTCCCTTGGAAAATCAAACGTGGGTGGCGCGAAGAAAAAGTCGCACTGGACCCAGCTCTTTCACAAGACCTATCCTGGTCTAAAGTTTAATAAGAATGCTATTTCTCGGCAAACGGGGATTAGCCGTTCGACGCTAAACACGGTCTATAACAGGGGACTCAAAGCATGGAAGACGGGAGGGAGCAGACCAGGGACGACTGCGCCTCAATGGGCGGTGGCGCGGGTATATAAATTTGTCTTGGTTACAAAACGAAAAGCTCCTAAATCTTGGTATGCTACGCGGTTTGACCCTGATCAGGATCTACGGTAAAAGTCTTCGATACTCTGGAGCGAAAGCTTTGCAGGCTCGCTCGAGTTCAAAGTGGACTCGTATATGCTCAAGTGGATGACATGCCAGTGCTGCGCCTCGTACGCCTTGGACAGAATAAAGGCACCTGCTTGTTCTCTCGTGTCAAACGTCCACAGGTTCATCTTTCCGGGAATGGTGATCGAGGAGGCGATGATTGTAAACATTGTGTGTTTGTTGAATGTCTGAGTCCGTGAAAACTTTGACGCACACAGGACCTGAATTTTACTGTCTATTTCTTTAGATTGAATGCCTGTTTCAATTTACGATATTCACTGCCGCCAAGTGGAAGACCTGCTTCCTTGTTTGGGGGCATGTGGCTCCGGTACTGCTTGATGGCAAGTCCCTTTTCCCTTCCACGGGCTCGTGCAGCCTGTCTGCTCTTTTCGAGGGCATTCATACGTTCCTTGATTTTGTTGAGTGATTTTACACCATAAAGCAACTTGTTTCCAAGAGCCCGAAGTTCCCGGCTTATTTTCAGAGCCTTGTTTGCATGCTGCTTGGACACGAGCGCCGTGTTGCGAGGTGCCGTGCGTCCGTGGGCTATGCGTTCCTCATTCTTGGCTATGAACCGAC